TGCTGAAGCAACCTGCGTTGCTGGCTTAGGTGTCATACGATTAGGTTGACCTGATGGTGCTTTTGGTGGGTTGGCAGCATTGATAGCATCAACCTTGTCATCATCATATGGATTGCCCCACATTTCATCTAATTCGCCTTCTTCCATTGGCTTAACTTGTGAACCTGCGCCTGCTGCTGGTGTAGCACCTGGTGCTGTAGGAGCAGCGCCCGGCTTCTGCATTGACATTGTACCATTCTTAGCTGCATCTACTACAGCTTGACTTTGTGTAGTAATTGCTGCTTGTGGATTGGCAGGATCTTTAATTAAGTATGATGGTTTTCCTGCCATTTGTTGTTGTTGCTTTTGTTGTGGCGTAGCAGGCAATGGTTGTACTGCTAGTGCTGCTTCATACAATGCTTCATCCATTTGATCAAAATATTCTTTTAAACTTTTTTTAGATGTAGGTTCTTCATCTCCGGTTCCGTCATCTTTTTTATTATCAGAGTGACTTTGTGCTTTACCTGAGATTACAGTACCTTTTTTACCTTTTGGCACTGCACCTGTTGTACGACCAAATAGATCACCTACTTTTTTATTCTTGGGATCATCTTTTCCTAACTTAGGTCTATCAGGATCTGGGCGACGACCTTTTGGCTTAGGCTCTGTGCTTTTTACTTTTTTAACTACTGCATTGCCTTCTTCATCCGTGTCAAACTCACGACCATAATCACCCTTGTGGGTTGTTACGCCTTTATCAGTAGTAGTTTTTGCTTCTGATAAGCTGTCAAATGATTTTAATATATCTCTGATATCCATTTTGTTTTCCTTAACGATTATATGCTGCGCCAGTTTTTGGCTTTGGTGGCATTTTGATAGTAGTCATTGGACTCTTATCACCCAACTTCTTATCATCTAAATATGGCTTGAACGGGTCAAACGCATCTTTTGTTTTTGTTCCTGCATATGGAATATCAATCTTAGACTCTTTAGCTTGATCTTTGATTGAAGTTAAATATGAATCTCCATATGCCTTGCTTGCTTGTTTAGCGTCTGGCTGTTGACCCATTTCTTCTTTGTCAAGTAATGGACTATTTTTCATTTCATTCTCATAGCCGGCCATCTCAGCGTCAATGCTATCATCAAAGTGTGTTGATACCATACGCACCATGTTAACATTGTATCCACATAGTTGAGCAAGTTGTTGTACCATTGGCTCTGTAGCTGGGTATCTAAACTCAACTTTAATCAATGTTACGCTTTCATTCTCTAAATTAGGAAATCCATATGGTGACTTCTGTATCGGGGTAGACTTTGGTTCACTGATTTCCACTGGGTCAAACTTGGTTAGATTGTACTTAAACATATCTAAAAAGTTTTTATCAATGGTGCCGGCAATTTTGATAGTATACTTGTAAGTATGTATACTTTCAACAATGAAATGTTTAAGGCTTCGCATGTTTTTATTCCTGTATATATTATTTATCTTTTTAGTCGGATTTTGCTGCCAACATCTTAAGCAGTTCGTTTCTGTCAAGTTCTCTACCTTCACCTAATGGGGTAGCTTCAATTTCTTCAGTCTTGCTTGCAGCTTTTTGATCTAATTGCGCTTTTTTTAGTTGCAAATCAATCATCTTTAACTTCTTATTTAGTTTAGCAGTCTTTGCTGTGATAGCATGTCCTAGCATAGTTCCAGCAACATTGAATATCTCACTAGCATATCTACTATCAACTTGCATTCCCAAGTCCATCAAGTCTTTATAGCTATCTTGTGCTAATGTGGCAAGACTATCCATCTCATCGTCAGCGGCTTCTAAACCACGTACTTGGGGTAATGCTTGTTCTATTTTTGTTAGACTATCTAATGCTTCGGTAGTGATTTCTTGTGCGTTCTCTGGCGTCGGTTTTGCCAAAGTGTCTATTTCATTTTGGGGAAGTTCAAAGAGTTCTTCTAGTTTTTTGGTCATAAAAGTATTTAGTTACTTTCGTGTACCATTTCTAAAAAGGTCATCCTCAGTTATGACTCTAAATGCAAACCCTTGCATTTTACAATATGCTGTGGCAGCTGCCCACTTAGCATGATTTACAGCAACTACGGCCCTATCTCTTGCGCTTGCTGCACGACTTTCTATTAAACTTTGTTTTTTGGGTTTAATCTCTACAACTTCAGCAATTGCTTTTCCATACTTGTTTTGATAAACAACAAAGAAGTCTGGTATGTATTTATGCACTTTACCGTCTAATGGACTACGATATGGAATAGACATTGATTCACTAGCCCAATGTGTTACATTTTTATGTGTATCACAGAAGGTCATAAATGTTAATTCCCAACCTGATCTATATTTAGGGTTATGTTTCCCTACATATTTGTGTGGGTTTTTAGGAGTATATATGCCTTGTGCCCAGTTAGCCATGATTATTGCACAATGTTACGTGCTACGGGAAGGTTTGGTTTTGGTACTGTACCTATACCATAGAGAGATGTTTTGCTTTTGAAACTATTCATATAGTAAGCAAAAATTTGATTCATCTCCATCTTTTTTTTGCCTTTAACTTGGTCTAATAAATCCAATGCATCTATTCCGGTTTCTTGTGATATTCTGAATAATACCGCAGTGAAGTTATTTGCAATATTTTTTGTAGCACAAATTGATACAAAATAACCACGAACAATGTCATATTCGTTTCCGTTTATAGTTAAAGTGATAGCATAGAATGAATCAAATATTCTAACTGTTTGATCCATTGATGTTCGTTGATCTAATATTTGTGGCATAATAAATTAATAGTTTATACTATTTATCTGCCACGAGGTGCGTTAGTAACTCCACTATTACTAGTACCTGCATAAGGATTTCCACCAACTTGTTGAGGGGTAGATTGTGCATTGCTAGCTGGTGCGCCAGCAGTTCCGCTAGTTTGAGGTGTTGCACCAAATATAGGTGTACTAACAGTTAAATTTCTATTAGGAGTTTTTCCAACTGCATTTATTATACCGGCTGTAAGTTCTGATTTAACCAGACTGCCTAAATTAGTATTTTTAAATGTGTTATATGCAGTGCCTGCTGTTTGAATGGCACCTAATAGATTTACTTGTCCTGTATTTGGATCAGGTGTTAAATTATTAATAATACCACCTGCTGCATCTAGTAATCCACCTTGACCTAATATATTTCTATTAGCACCGGGTTTCATTATTGGACTAGGTGTTCTATCATAATTAGCATCATCACCAAAACCAGTAACAATGTTGCCGGGAGTTTTACCATCTAATCCACCTTCATTGTAAACTACGGTTTCATAATCAACAGACATTTGATGTTCCATAGTACCATTGCCTTGTGAATAGTCATACGTATCATGTGTGAATTTCGTTATAATTGGGTTAATTAATGTGTAAGCTGTCCAGTTATGTTGGCTCAACCCGAATACTGTTATTCGTTTAAAGAAAGGTATTTTTGAACCAGATGGATCAGGAGAGTCACCTGTATATCCCCAATTATTATTTCCTGTTATGGAAGGTTTATATTGATTACGATCATTGTAGGTAGCATCTGTAGAAAATGGATATGCACCACTAACTAATTGTCTAGGTGGAGTGCCCGGAGTACCCGGCAATACAACCTGGGGTACCGTGCCATCAGCGTAATAGTAATTGTAATATGCTTTCCACAAACTTCTTATTGTACCACCTGCATTAGGAGTATTAGTTGATGTGCCGTGATCGTCATGGAAAGTAATATCTATAGCATCATATTTTATTTTTGATTGAATCAATCTTTTACGATTGTATTGATTCATTACTGCTACTTCAAAGTTAAAGCTAGGAAGTTTTACTGTTTTAACTAGTAGCCCAAAATTAGATCCTGTATTTACATTTTGCCCGTATGCGGCTGTATTTATTTCAAAGTAAGTATGAAATAGATATTTAAACTTGGGAGCGTTTTGATATGAATTGGGTCTAAATGTCTTACTAGCATGAGTATAATCCCGTAGGTAATCGCCGCCGAAAAATGTTCCGGCGGCGCCTTGAAGTAAGTTTTCAAAAAATCCAGCCATAGTCTAGATTTATTTAGTGTTAATTATTAACCGCCTGCGCCAATACCTGTAGATAATGAACCTGCTGTTCTGCCGATAGTAGCACCGACGCCAGAACCAATTGCAGATTGAATTGCATTATCAAAACGAATTGTCAATGAAATTGTTACTACATCACTTGTACCATAGTTCAATGTGTTGTAGTTAGCTGTTTGCAAGAAACAACCATAGCATTCCCAAGTCTCTAATACTACAGGAGCATTTGCACCATTGCCACCGTCTAATATTTCAATATTAGTTTGGAATTTATAGTCTTGACCTGAAGCAGCACTTGCCATTTCAACAAAGTCTAATTGTTTCTGTAGTTGTTGTCCAACTAATCTTGAAACACTGCCTGAAGCGTCATCACGAATGTTGACTGACAATGTTTGCCAAGCATATTTACCTGCCAAATACATTGTTGAATTGTATACTGGTAGTGTAATTTCTTGGAACTGTACGTTTGGTCTTGAACAATCAATAACTTGTTTAGTTAATTCTACTGTACTTGTGTCTGTCCCGAAATTCAAAAAGTTTACTCTGAATCTGAATTGTAGTTTTGGCATTAGTAAGCCCTGATTGCCACCGGCATTATCAGATGCTACTGTCATGTTGAACAATGATTGTGAGGCTGTTGCCATTTTATATATCTCCTGTTAATCTTATTTATCTTAAATAAACAGATAACCCCTTGCGGGGTTATCCTAGCTTATTATAATGATGCTATCTCACCTGTGTTTAGAACACGAACCGGGATGTAAATGAATTCAGCAGCTTTCACTGGTTCAAGTGCAACGTCAATCCAAAGTTCATTTCTATCTATTCTTGCTGGTGTATTGTTACTTTCGTCACAAATTACCAAGTAATCATAGATACCGCGTTTAGCGACCAAATCTACCATTAATGTTTGAACAACACCTGCAATTTGATTACGTGTCAATGCATCGTTAGGTTCAAATACAAACGGTCTTGCTGCCAATGTTAATTGTCTACGTACATAAGCAATTAGTCGTGCAACGTTAACTCTATCTAATGCACTAGAACTGTTGTAACTTGTCTTATTACCGTAATTTAGTAAGCCAACACCAGTAAAGAATACTAATGGATTGATAAAGTTAATGTACAATACATCACGAATACCAATTTGTGTCTTAGTAGTAACAAACTCACCAGTAGCTGAATCAATATAACCAATGTTTGTAGCATTGTCAATGATACCGCGGCGTGTGCCCGCTGCTGCTAACCAAGGATAGCTGATTGTGTCATTCTTCAAGAATGTACGCAACATCATGTGACTTGGAGGAACAGCAACTAAGTTACCACTTAGGTCACTTGTTATACCACTTGGATAGAACAAACCTAAATATGTGTTACGTGTTACACAACCTTCTTCGCCTGTGCTTGTTGCACCTGCGGCGTTAGTTGCCCATGCTTGAATAGCAGTAGCACTTGGAGGCAATCTCATTGGTGTATCACCAATTATATAACCTGTCTCACCACGATCTGCATTCAATACAACCATGTTAGGTTGTAATTCTGGATAGTTAGGTGTAGCCATTAAGTTGAAGAAGTTATCTTCATCACGGATATCAGTATTAGTGTCAATAGCTGAACGCAATGATTTTACAACCATATTACGTTGTGCCTGACGACCCATATACGGACTACCGTTACTTTGTAATCCACTTTGACTTACCCATGTATAGCTGAATTCTGGCAAGTTATTTGCGTTAGTAGGATCACCTGCATCATATGGTCCAGCGTTTGGATAGTTAGCACTTGTAAAATATCCTGTCATGAATTCTTTTACATTGTAACCTGAACGGCGTGTGTTGAATAACAACATACCGGTTGGGTATGCTGCTGGATTTGGAGCGTCCAAATCAATATAATCACTAATTAGCAAACTCTTGATAGTTGGAATCGGATCATCAACTGGGTTGATTGCACCAGAACTCCCCCAACGTGCATCATAGAATGCTACACCTTGGCTGCTAGTTTGATCTGCATTATCAATCAATACCCATGCATCAACACCAGCAACACTTTGCCAACGATTGATAACTGGATACACCTCTAAATCAGTTGTGTTGATCCATAAATCACCGTATACTAACGCTGTGCCATCACTTTGAGTTGTTGGTTCAGTTGCAGCAATGATAGGACCATTTGGATCTGTTGCATTACTTCCAGTAGCTGATGGGAAACCAGTACTATCATAATTTACATTTCTATAACCATTCCATTGACCATTAGCTTGAACCATGATATCAACTTGGTCAATAACGCTGTAGAACCAATTTGTACCATTTGTTGGATTTGCTACTGGAGCACCCTCATTAGCTGTAAAGTCTAATGCTATCCAATTACTACATTGTACTGAATAGTCAATACTAGGAGTACCTGAAACCCATGCAGTTGACGTTACTGGACCGGTTGGGCCGCCACCTGATATACCAGTAACTTGAACTACTAAATCGTTTTCTGGGCTTGTTCCACCTAATTGTGTCCCTAAGAACGTTAATTGATCACCTATTGCATATCCAGTTCCAGCAGTTGCTACGCCTGGGCCATATAATACATACTTTTCATAACTGCCTCTTATAGTTACAGTTGCACCGGTTCCCGTAGCACTATTAGTGGAATCAGGAGTAACCGAGGTGAAAGTAAGATTTGATGAATTTCCATATTTAGTAAATGGTGTTTCTCCTACTATGAATCCAGCTTGATCTAAAATACCTGCAGGATATCCTTCAAGTGCGCCTGTAGTTTGAATAATATCATTCATTACAATTACACCACCTAAAGTGTGTTGTAGTTGAATTGAACCGTCAGTAGTAATGCTTGCACTAGTATTAGGTATACCTGCTGATTGCCATGCAGTTACAAAATCTGTGCTATCCATTCCGTCCTCAACTACAAAGCTATACGTTGTTGATAAATTAGCAGAACCCGGTCTACTTACTTGAACATATAAGTATACATCTGGATTAGCCATGGTCATTGTACCAGTTGCATCAGCTAATGCAAATGTACTTCCACCTGGGGTAGCAGAAATTGTTACTGCGGTTCCCGTTGGCTTAGTTAAGATATAATACGTAGTTTCGGCAACTACATTACCAAAAACACTGCCTGTAAATACTACCGGGTCATTAATATTAAAATCAGCAGAACTTGTCACAGTAATTTGATCACTTGATGCTGTTGTTGCAGTACAACTAGTAGAACTAGTAAGTCCGGAGAATACAACATCAGTTGTTGTTCCTGTTACTACTGTTGGGCCAGTTGCTAATCTTTCCCATAAATAAACTGGACCTGAATTAAATTGTCCGTTAAAATTATATTGACCATACACTTCACCTGCTGCAATCAATGCTCCGCCAGATGGATCTAACGTAGCGGTAACTGCCCAATCAGATTGAGCCAATGATACAGATTTTGCAACCCATGATGCAGTTGTAGTACTATATCTAGATACAATTGGTTCCAATCCGTTTCCAGAAGAACCAATTTTCATCCAAATAGAACCAGTTGGACGAGGAGTTGTTTGACTACTAGACCATAATGGCATCTGAGATGAAGTACCGTACTGTAATAACGGTTGATAAACATTTGTTGATAAAGGAAGTCCCATAGCAGTTGCCGGTGTTCCTGTAGTATTTGTTATACTGAAATATCCATTACTTGTTGAAGTTTGTACAGAATAAATCAACAATCTACCTGAAACTACTCTTGCTGAAATAATTCCCAATCCTAATTCATTAATAGCACTTGCAACTCCTGCAACAGTATTATCTGCTGGAACTTCTACTACAATATTGTATATACCACTTACATTTATAGTAAATGTATTAGTTGCAACTAATGTTGGATTACTTACAGTACCTTGAATTGTAGGAATAGATTCCAGCCATTCAACTGATCCCAATGGGACCCAAGTATTATTGTAATTCTTTAAGAAGAATTGGTGTGTTGCAACAGGACCACCTGTTCCGGGCACTGTTGCATTTACTGCATAATCTCCAATATTGCCAATGCTATCTAATGGATATCCGCCACCAGTCAATGAAGCAGCATCACTAATAACAATAGGGGCTGCCGGGGCAAACTGTCCAGTTGTTGCATTGAATACATTTATACCCCAAGTTGAAGTAAGAGTATCTAACCAATATGCGCCGTCAGCAGGGGCACCTGTTGGACGTGCTGTTTGTCCAACTAAACTTGCTAAATCAATATCAGCACGTAATACATAACAACGGTTAGTAACGCCTAATAATGAATATGCTGCTAATAAACCATATTCATTTAATTCGTAACCTTGAATTGGTGTTCCAGCTGTTGTTGTATAGAAGAATGGTGTTCCATACAAACTTACTAAATCTCTTTGGCTTGTAACTTGATACAACTTATTTGCATTTGCAGCAGTTGTAGCTGGTGCTACACCTGTGCCTGTTGGGTTGGCTTTGTTTTGCGCTGTAGCTAATACTACTAGCGGAACAGAACCAGCAGCCGCTGGTAAATATTGACTTTGGTCAATGATCGTTACTTCTACGCCGGGTGATGTTAATGCCATTTTATTTTTCCTTTATGTAAAATTTTGAGGTTTACTACCTGATTGCATACTATTATTTATTAATAAATTCAAAAAAGTCGGTTTAACCATACCTTCAAAGGTTAAAAAGACTAAATACAATATGCTAAATCAGCGGCCAATCTGTAAACAATGTAACAAAAATCATACCGCTATAAATTATAAGCGTGAAGGAGTTACACATTACAGAAGTACCTGTGATGAGTGTGGTAGAAAGAAAAATAAACTAAAGCCTAGGAAGGCTAACTGGACTAAAAGTGGATATAAGAAAAAAGCCACATGCGATTTATGTGGCTTTAAAAGTATGTTCTCAACACAAATAACTGTGTTTCATATTGACGGGAATTTAGAACATATTGAACAAACGAATCTACGCAGCATCTGCCTAAACTGCATAGAAGTTGTTAAAAAGAAAGAGGTTACTTGGCGCCGTGGTGATTTACAGATTGACTATTAATGATACTATACACGGTGTTGTGTAACTCATCAATGGTTCCGTTATTATCTACCATATGGTCATAGTCTAACCCTACACTACTGTATTCACTGGCATGAATATGTAGTTTGTCTAACTTCCTCTTACTTATAGTCCACGTTGAATTGCTATTTGGACCTCTGTTGTATGCTACTGCTGAATCATACCATTCAGGATCAGGGCCGCGCTTTACTCTAATTGCTATTCCACCTATGTTTCTAATAGCATTTACTTCATTGGCAAATCTACAGTCAGTAATTACAATATCTTCATTGGAGTTTAATAGCTTGTGTTCTACGCTTGCTACCCAGATATCATTATGGAAATGATTACGACAAACATCAGTTCCCCAATATTGTAGTATCCATCTTGGGGTAATATCCATACCCAAACGATTACTCCACCACTCGTCTTTTTGTTCACGCCATACTCGGCTGGCTTTTGTTGTTCCTTCTAAGTATTCACGGTTCCATCCAAATATTACTGCTATCGCATCTTTAAGACTAGATGCGAAACTGATTCGTTTAAATCCGTGATGTGTAGTAAGATAGTCAGCAATTGTATCTTTGCCTGAACCAATTAAACCAGTGATACCTATAATCATACAATGCTCCTATAAGTACTTATTATATTACAGGAATAAGACAATAGAAAGCATTTAGGTTAGCCTTGTACCCAGGTCAGGGGCTGGGAAAAATCTACGTATTTCTTCAATTCTTCAATTAGTAATTCCATTCCAGCTTTACCCTCTGCTTTCATAGCAGTACCATTCAATGTTGTGCCGCCACCCGGGCCAGCAATAGTGCCAAATTTCTCACGGGCTTCACCAATCATAACTTTAAGATTTGCTAAGATAAAGTCACCAATCCATACACCAGCACCAGGATCTTGTAGTAATATTTCTTCTGTCTTTTGTACATCAGCCCATATCAACACACGCTCACCGGATCCCTTTGGATCACGAACAATACGCAATATCTTGGACACTGGGTTGAATGTGTATGTTACATAACCACCGAACATACGTGCAGCTAACTCAACATAACCTGCATAAAAGTCATATGTTGCCATACCACCAGCATAGTTATAGTTAAGCAGATATGTATTTAGGATCGCACTACTAAACGGATCAAAACTGCTGCTTGATGGCCCAGTTTCTAAACCAATGGTTCTACGGAAAATGCTACGCACATTGATAAACTCAGCAGGAAGAGTGTATGTATCTACATTCTTTTCAATGGTCATTAGAATATAAGATTCTTCCGTAGCGGCTTGTGCCCGTTGACGATAGACCTTAATAGCGTAATTGTACGCTGCTTCGTAATGTTGAGGATCCAATTCAATATCAATCATCCCGTCACCGAGACGATATCTAAGATTACTGAATAGTGCCTCTTTTAACTCTGATAAAGTTAACCCGGTTGGGGTTGAAAGAACAGAAGCGGTTGGATATGTTGACATAAGTATTACCTAATAATACTATTTATCAGGAGACTTATGGATTGGGAGATTTGCCCTTCATAAACCTTAAGAAGGGAATGTTACTATTATCCAAAGTATGTTCCCCTCCTAACAGATGTGTGTATCCATTCTTTGAATCTTTTTCGCAGACTGGACACATCCATCTTTCCCCCATGTACAAGATTAACCAAACATGGCAATCATCACAAGTAGGAGGACCTAAACCCATTAGATATCGCCGTCTTTACGATTTTCGCTGTAAAATGCATCAAACTTACCACCGGGATAGCGTGATTCTAGCTTGCGTACATTCTCAGCAATCACATCGTTAGGGTCAAGATTCAATGCTCTACAAGCATTGACCCAGTACCACATAATGTCACCGAGTTCACGTTTCATATGAAATACATTCTCGTCAGTTAATGCTTTACCCTGAAAAATGATCTTCTTGGGCACTTCAATAAACTCGCCACTTTCTGCTGCTAATCCAAAACATGCTGTAATTAATAATGGAATATTAACATCAGGTCCATGCTTCATCTGATTGTCTGCTAAGTCTAGTTCATAGTTAGCATCTAACCTATCTATCGTATCATGGAATGTAGTCAAGTCATTACTAGCTTGACTTGTCACAGCCTCTACAAACTCTTGGTATTTGTTTAAATCAATTTTCATGGTGTTGTAGCAGTGTCAAGAAGAATGACACTTCCTATAAAAATCTGTAACCATCCGTTAGTATCTTGTCCGCTAAGTAATAAACTTGCACCACCTAGAACATTAAGACCTGCAATTGTATATGCAATCTTTTTGCGGTGTATTGAAAACCAATCTATAATTTTATCTTTCATACATAGTCCTTAAACATTTCTTTTCTTCCTGCTACACCCAATTCAGACTCAAATATCTCTTTAGACCTCTGCATCATAGCACAGGCTAACATCAATATTTCATTTCTGTCATCGGTCATTGATATTGACTGGTCAATCATAACCATAATATCAGTCATTCGTTGTTGTACCTCTTGTCTGTTCATTTTAAAACGCTTTCAAAATAATCATAGATTCGTTGAATCTACCATTCGGTACTGCTCCCACTGCTTTGATATCTTTGAAATACTTACGTGCCGCGGGCTTACTCCCCATCACTTCTTTAATTTGCTCCCCGGGCTTACGTAATGTTTTCATCTCACTAGTATTCGCATCAAACCCTAGCAATGTGTTACCCTTAACACTGAACACTTTGCTATAATCGTCAGCAATGTAGTGATGTAATTTACGCTTACCAGTATCATAAACCCACGCTTCACTTGCACCGTGAAGTTTTGTGGGATGCACACTAACTAAATCAAGTTTAGACTGAACATCCTTGAACAACTTCAAGTATTTCAGTTTAGCAACAATCTTTTCAACAGGGACTGCTTTGCGCTTACGTGGCGCCTTGCTTGCTTTCTTAATGCTAATATAGCTATTCAAGTCACCTAACACACCCTCAATAAATTTAAGAATGTTCCGAATTTGAATCTTACCTAGGTACGCATAACCCTCTTTCAATGACTCGTCACCGTCACTTAGACGTTGAAATTCATCTTGCTTACGTTTCCAAATGTCAACGATAATATGAATATGTTGCGGCATGACATTGTATCTTGCAACAATATCAACTGTCTTTTCCGATGCTTTGCCAGTAGTAACAAAATCGTCAATCATCCCTTCCATGTCGCCGGCAGCCGCGTTTGCTTTTTCACGCAATACTTCTTGAATGTTAGGCCGTGTATTTGCCGTTTCTACAATACTAGTTTGACTAGTTTTTACCTCAGTCTCTGATAAAGATTTGACCAATCGGGTAATCTCATTCTGAAGGGTCAGTTCTTCATGCTCGGTCAATTCTAGGCCTCGCATTGTCATACGTGCTACCCAGCACAATGTAATAATGAATTCGCTTTCATGGACCTTACGAACCAACTTAGCCTCGTCTGTTCGCTTATTGTAATCCAGATATTGACACAATAGTTCTTTTGCGTCTTTTTTGGTATAGAATCTACTATACCATGTGAAACTTCGGGCAAGTGCTGAAAATCTTGTTTCGGGTTCGGGCTGGGTCGGGAAGAACGGTTCTTCACCCATATATTTTGTATCAGCGTCCCGGGGGTTTAGTGCTTTTACAAAATGATCGTCTGTATGCTTACGTGTAGCCATGAATTACTCCAAAGTTTCAATTGAATACGTATTGTAGCACAGGATCCATTTAATGTCAACCTTTTGGTAATACGCCGTCGTCTGTATTTACGATAAATAAGTAATAAAGTGAATTAACCATGCCTAGACTCTCGCTTTGGCGTCCCAATAAAACCAATGATTATAACTTTTTTGATAAGATAATATCAGAACAGTTCACCGCAGGTTCCACGGATTTGTATATACACAAGTATATGGGTCCAACAAATCAAGGTCCATCTATTGATGCTACCCAACCTGAATACGATATATTAGCCCCGACTAATATACAAGATTTGTTATTCCTAGAAAACCGTGACAGAACATATGATCCAAATGTCTATCGTTTACGTGGACATTATAATGTACAGAATTTAGACTTTGACTTAAGTCAGTTTGGATTGTTTCTAAACAATGATATCATTTTCATTACAGTTCATTATAATGATATGATTCAAATAGTTGGTAGAAAACTAATGGTAGGGGATGTAATTGAATTGCCTCACTTATTAGATTACAATCCATTGGATGAAACTATACCCACTGCACTAAAACGTTTTATGCAAATCACCGATGCTAATTATGCAAGTGAAGGATTTAGTCCAACGTGGTTTCCTCACTTATGGCGTATCAAATGCGAACCATTGGTTGATAGTGAAGAATTTAGTCAAATATTAAGTGCTCCAATTGATCAGGATACATACTTAGGTATATGGGATAAAGATAAAACATATCCTGCAGGATATGTAATTACGTATGGTGATAAAAATTATAAGGCATTAATTGATGTGCCTGCAGGGATATATCCACCTGATCCTACATATTGGCAGTTAGATACTGCGGATAATCTTAAAGATATCCTTGCTACTTACAATAAGAATATTTCTATCAACAATGCTGCTCTGGTTGAAGCAGAACGTCTTGTACCCAAAGCAGGTTACGATAGAAGCAATTTATATGTTGTACCCACATACGGTGAATACTCAAGTAACGGCGTATTATCTAGGGCAATCAATAACCCAGCACCACCGGTTGGAGTTAACACTGACGGCGCCGCACCGGTTCCCACTGGTACAGTAATGATGGTACGTAATCCTAATTTTAAAAATCCAAGTCCTGTACTTAAGATACCCAAAGCAGCAATAAAAACTATTTGGAATAGTACTGCGGATATGGATTATGAAAAGTTAAATATTTTTAATGCAGTTAATTTAGAAACGGTTACACTGGCTCCACAACGAACCGACACTAATTCAGGTCAAGTAAGTGGGAACAAAATATTAACAGTATATTCAATGGGACAAATTACTGGACCATATGGTACTGCTGATAACACATATGCAACCTCTGATGCTAATCCAGAATTACCCGGATTTACAGGAACAATTAGTCAACAAATGGATTGGAGAGCAGATTGTGATCCAGCATTCCAATTCATTGCACGTAGCAGTCCAAGATCATTTGGTTACACTACAGGATATTTAGATGGTACCGGTGAAGCACCCAATGGATTACCAACTGGTGCTGGTATAAGTTTCCCGCAAAATCCACAAGTTGGAGATTACTTCTTACGTATTGATTACTTCCCTCAATTGTTATATCGTTGGGATGGCAGAATGTGGGTTAGAATATCTAAAAATGTCAGAACCCCAACTGGATTTACTGAAGCAAACAAGTCACAATTATCTGGCTTTATTAATGATAGAGCAGAAACTAAACTTACAGACGGTACGTATGTACCGCAACGTCAAGCATTGTCAACTATTTTAGGATTGACACCCGACACGTTACCCCCAGTAGTATAAAGAGTATATAATGGCAGATTTTTTCTATGATAATCAGATACGCAGATTTTTAATTCAATTTGCAAAAATTTTCAGTAACTGGTCTGTTACCAAAGGTAAGGACCCGGCTGGTAATGAAATACTAGTTCGTGTACCAGTTATGTATGGTGATAGCAGCAGACAGGCATCAACTATCCTTGCTAATAATAGTGCAAGTAATTTACCTAGCGCACCTCTAATAACTTATTATATTAGTGCATTGGAATATGATCAAAAACGAACACAAGATCCTACCTTCATTGATAAGATTCAAGTTCGCCAACGATCATATAATAGTGAAACACAAAGTTATGAAACTGTGCAAGGACAAGCATTTACGGTTGAACGGTTAATGCCAGTGCCGTACACATTAAGAATTACAGTAGATTTTTGGACTACAAACTATAATCAAAAACTACAGTTGATTGAACAATTAGGCACATTGTTTAATCCTGCATTAGAAATTCAAAGCACTGATAACTTTATTGATTGGACTAGTTTAAGTGTTGTATACCAAGAAGGGTTAACTTTTAGCAGTCGCAGTATTCCAGTTGGGACTGGTAATCCAATTGATGTGATGAGTTGGAAATTCTATATGCCAATATGGATTAGCACAGCAAGTAAACTTAAGAAGATGGGTGTTATTGAGAAAATCATTGCATCAATATTTAAAGGCAATGCATTGACTGACATACAAGATGATGATTTGTTAATAGGCACCAGACAAAAAATTACACCATATGGATATAAGATATTATTAATTGGTAATACTTTACAGATATTGCCACAAGCTATTGCATTCTATCCCGGCAATAATAATTTAGAATTGCCGCCTAATCCGGATACAGATATCTATTGGGCTAGTGTATTAAATGTATACGGAACTGTTAAACCGGGAATTAGTCAAATATGGTTACAAAATCCCTACATGACTACTGACATAGTAGGAACTATTGTTCCCAACCCAAATGATGATAGATTATTAATATATAATATTGACCCAGATACATTACCACAAAATACATTGGATCCAGTTGATGGTGTAATAAACCCGCAGTTGACAGGACCAAATTCAGGATTACCTGGTCCGGTTAATGGACGTAGATATTTGTTAGTAGACAATATTGGTGCCCCCGGGGGCACCACAGTTTCTTGGGGAAATCTAGTAGCATTTGCAAACGATATCATTGAGTATAATGCAGGAACAGGACAATGGTTCGTTAGTTTTGATAGTACTACAGCAACACCAACTACATTAGAATATGTAACAAACTTGACAACTAATGTTCAATATCGTTTTGTAGATGATACTTGGATGAAATCATACGAAGGATGGTATGATCAAGGGGATTATTCTATCGTCATCTAATACTGTGATAAATCATAGTATGAGCAATACATCCGCAGGCGTTTTCTTTTATAGTAGTAAAACAAATCGCTATCTATATCTATTACGCACAGATAACAAAAACCCAGGAAACTGGGGTATTCCAGGCGGAAAGATAGAAGATGATGAAACTCTCTTTGAGGGTATTGCTAGAGAATGTCAAGAAGAAATAGGATTGTTTCCAATTAATGCAAAATTAATACCTATACAGAAATTCATCAATCACACATTTACATATCATACATTCTTTTGTGAAATAGAAGATGAGTTTGTTCCTATACTAAATGAAGAACATTGCGGGTATGCATGGGTCGGAGATAATCAATATCCCAAACCATTGCATCCTGGATTGTTTAGTACCGTGAACTTTGATGTTGTTCAAGAAAAATTAAAGACACTTACAAAAAAAGAGACCTAAGTCTCTTTTTTTTATTTTAGCAATGCTGACACTGTATTGAATCCCAGTGAGCCGACTATTATGCCTGCTCCCATCATCATCCAGCGCCATTTTTCTAAAACTGAAATTTTACCGGCTAATTCAGTATGTTCCTTGACATCTTGTTCACGCATAGATTTTAACATTTGTCTAGTTTCTTCTGCGTTATTATCCAGGGCATCACGAATTGACTTCAAATCCTCTTTAAGTTCACCGATTTTATCTTCGATGTTCTTAACTTGGACTTGAAGTACCGCAATTTCAGTTTCAGGTTGCATTTTAACGGCCTTACTTGATGCGGTTGCCATATTATGCGCTAGCAATTGTTACGATTGCGTAAGGTTGTCCACCAGTTGCATTAGCTGCTGCTGCTGTATTGAATGTTGCAAATACTGGAGCAGCATTTTGGAATACAATATTACCAGTAGCAATTGGCCCTGAAGTAGCTGTAAACAACTCACCAGTGTGGTCAGAAAGACTTTGAACTGTTTGAGTAGCACTATTAGCATATGTAGCAAGGATACGCATTGAGTTTGGTGTCAATGCTGTATTAGCAACGTTTGCTGTAAGGCATTGTGCTGTTAAACCACTCGTTGCACCTGTTGCTAGATATTTTTGTTTACCTTTTTGACGTACAATATATCCTGCTTCATCATTTGCATAGACAAATGCTGCATTGCTAAAAGCAATTGGGCAGTTAGCATTTAATACGACACGATTGTGAATTGCATTACCAGTAACACTTGCATTAGATGTAATAGCTTTTGGTGCACCACCCTGAGTAGCAGAAACAGTAAATGCAGTTGCATTAGCTACAGTTTTAACAAAATATGTTGTACCTGAAGTTAAACCACCAAATGATGCATCAAATGTTAACGGCATATCAAGTTCTAGCAGTTGTGCATTACCTGATGTTCTAATAACATTACCTGTTGCTGTCGTATTAGCAACAGCTACAGTAATATTACCATGTGTTCCAGATGCAAAACCAATGTTGGTATAGTCTGTAGTTCCATTATTATTTGCAACAGCAACCTGAAGTGCTGCACCTGTAGCTAAATTAGCTAAGTCAGTACCTACTCCAAATACGCTTGGATTGGTGTTAGCTGCCAAATAGCTATATAGTGTACCTGTACCATTAATACCAATAGCAACTTGTGCTAATACTTGTTTACCAATGATTGCTGTATTACCACCAACTACAGAATATGTGTTACTGTTTGTAGTTGGGAAACCTACGCCACCAACTGGGTTGTTAAAGTATGCATCAACAACATTAAATGAAGCACTAACTGATTGACCAGTTGTGTCTGTTAATGGTTGCATTATTCGTGGCTGTACACTTAACTGAGTCTGTGATACATCAAATGTAGTATTTGATAATATTGAATTTACATAATAAATTGTGTTAGCGGTTAAGCCACCAACAGTTGTAGCAACTATAAATGACATACCTTTAGCTACACCTACAGTAGGGGTTGTAGTTAAATTTCCACCTGATATTGTGACGATACTGCCGGTTTCTGCTGTATCAGTGACTGTTAAGACTGCTTGAGCCTTTGCGATTTTTAGAGGGCGTCCCATTTGTTTCTCCTTGAAATATTAGTGAGTTCTAGTCACTACGCGGCGGGGACCGCATAAACTCGCCGAATGCGAATGTATAATATATTTATCTTAAGGAGTAAAAATTACTTCTTTGGACCACCATTAACAGGGGTTGCCAATATACCTGATGTACCCGTATTAGAATGAGGCATTCCCAATTCAGTAATACTGAATATAGAATTAGCACCAGCTACTGTCAAGTAAGATACAATATTACCTTGTCCTACTATGATACTATTTTCCACAGTATTTGCAGGAATAACTTCGCTATTGGCATTTGCTACAGTATACGGAACACCATATGGACTATATCGTGCTGTAGTATTTGCTATTGCTACAGAAGCGTTTGCTGTTAATGTTAAACTAGTATTATTAGCAATCGCTTTAACAATACCGGCTGAGTTTCCGGCAGTATTGCCTATCCAATATCCAATTCCCAATTCGGTTAAAAATAATGTTCCCACTCCAGTTACTGTACTAGTGTTAGTAGCACAAGTTACATTGCCAGTTAATGCTACATTAGGGAAACTAGTAGTATATTGAATAGCTGCATTAGAAGTGGCTATCCTTACTTTATCCGTTGCAATGTTTGCTGAAGCTGCCGGTGTTGCAATGTTTGCTGTATATGCGTATGTTGTCATTTTATTATTCCTATATCTTATTTATTATTAAAGTCTGCCAACCGCTACTTCAATAACGCCTTCACCTTCAAAGTTTTCTAGTGATTTTCCGATTACCATTCCCATTACAGGTAATTGAGATGGTCTAGCAAATCCATTGCCGCCGCTTACAAGCATATCGCCCTTATGTATTGTTCCACGAACTTTACATGGCACACGTCCTTGCAATGCTACAGCAACAACATGTTCACCCTGGCATTGTGAATTCATTACATAGGCTGGGTTAGTTGATACTACCCCAGCAACTCTTGTTGTGCCATCTTCAGCTATTGTAACTTCTTTTTCACCGCCAAACTCTACTACAGTACCAGGTTCGTATGATTTATCTGATTCATAGTATTCTGCCAAGTCAGCGTATGTTGCTTGTAATTTACTACCGGCACTTAATGACCAGTTGCCTGTAATGGTTCCAAGAAGCGTATTTGCACCAGTAGTAAGTGTCATATTATTGCCGCTGATTGTTTGTGCATTGGCAAAGGTAAGATTAGTAAATGATGTACTTACACTAGTAACATTTGGTTGTGCGGCTGTTGTTAATGTACCGGTAAAGTAGTTAGCACTAACTAGATTACCACCAGTAACATTTCCATTTGTAATATTACCTGTTACTGCTAAACTTGTTAGTATACCTGTACTTGTTATGTTTGGTTGAGCATTAGTAGTTACTGTACCCGCTGTGCCTGCACTTACTGCATATGTTGCATTTGCTACAGTGCCACTTACATTAGCACCTGCTACTGCATTTGCTGTTGTTGCATAACTTACTGCGCCACTTACATTAGCGCCTGCTACTGCATATGCATTTACTGCATTACCTACATTACCTGTCACGTTTGCGCCGGCAATCGCTGACAATGAACTTCCGTTACCGGAGAATAATGTAGCACTCAATGTGCCCGTATTGACAGCAAATGATAAATTAACATTACTACCTAACTGATAATTAGCACTTGCGCTAGCACTGACCATTGTTGGATAGAAAGTGCCTGTTATTTGTGATACAACATTACCATATTCTGATATATTAGACCTTGCCACATATAAATTAGGAACTACAGTTGTACTTTGTACACTTAATGGAGCAGTACCATTAGCTACATTAGATATGAATTGTGGTGTAGTAATATTAGCACTTGCTAATACTTGTGCAGTTCCTAAATTACCGACGTTAGCGTTACCAACTATATTTGCATAACCGGGAACATTAATACCGCTATTTGCAATTACTAATGCAGCGGTTGTATTTGCATTGGCATATATAGAAACATTCCCATTGCTTGCAATAGTAATGTTTGCACTACCGTTTTGCATTAATCCACTATTAATAGTAGTAATATTACCTGTTGTAATTGTTGCAGTTGATGTAACTAAGGTAACAACATTAGCAGTACCTGGTATATTTGCTCCAGTTGAAGTAACTACAAATTGTGCAGTAGCATTACCACCAATAAAGGTAGAAACATTACCAGCAGATGCAATAGTGATATTACTAGTGCCGTTCTGTACCAAACCACTATTAACTGTAGTGATATTACCGGTAGTAGCAATTAGTGTGCTTGTAGCCAAATTACCAGTATTAGCATTACTAGTTACATTTAATAAAGTAGTAGTTAAATTACCTGTTGCAGCATTGAATGATAGATTAGCATTTGCACCTTGTGCTAAATTTCCCGATGTTGCATTTACAAATAACGGATACCATGTACCAGTGGTTGTTAGTGCAGTATTAGCATACTCGGCAACATTTGACCTAGCTACAAACAAATTAGGAACAAGTGTGGTACTTGTTACAGTTAGCGGGGCTGTACCAAGAGCAACGGTTGAAACTAATATTGGACTAGTAACTGCTGTGGTTGCATTAATATTTGCAGCAATAACATTACCAGAAGAAACTGTTAGTGTAGTTGTGTTTTTATTAAATGTAAATGCAGCAACACCATTTGAAATATTTTGATCATTAAACTGTACAGTAGTATTTGAACCGCCTACTACTCCACTACCACTACCACCTAATGCAGCAGTGGCTATTCCAGAATTGGCTACATAAGTTGCTAATCCTGCGCCATTGGCTGTTGCTGTTAATCCTAAATCAGTATATAATACTACATTACCTGAGGTAGCGTAATCCCCGTCTAATTTTAAATAAAATGTATTTCCATTGATATTTGAATTTGCCCCAGAATTAGAAATTGTTGCACCAGTGATAGTTACAATCTGTCCATTAGTATACGGAGTCAAATTAGAAACTGTCATGGTAACGATGTTACCAGTAACGTTGTTTGTTAATCCTTTGATTGTAGTATACAATGTATTCTTAGGAGTCCAAGAAAGATTTCCCAATCCGTCTGTTTCTAAGATATATCCAATGGCCCCGCCGGTCATTGAAATATTTGACACGTTGCCTAATTTAAGTTTGGCTCCGTCAAGTTGTGTAGTTAATCCGGTGTAGTTTTCCCATGTATCAGTACTTGATACATAGGTGAGTATTTGACCGTTTTGAGGTCCAACAATATTAAAGTTACCACCATCACTACCGTTGATTTGACTAAAACTTATATTGGAATATGATGTTAATACTTCAATATTTTCATCTGCATAAGTGTTTCCGGTTCTTCCAATGAAAAGTCTATTTTCATCAGTTGCCCAGCCAAATTCACCGTTGTCTAATTGTGGTAAGTCAACTAGGTTACCTGCTCTTTGCTGTATCTTTGAGATTTGTACTATGGCCATAAGTGTAATTCTTCACGTTTACACTTATTTATCATAATATTGACTTAACCGCTATACGAATTTCATATAGTATTGCTCTACCCGCTTAAACCACATGTCACTATACTTGTCAAATTCAGTACCTTCAATGATGAATTCCTGATAAACAACATCAGCGGTACACATAAAAATGACGCCTTTGCGTATCTTAGTCCCGTGTACTTCATTATGAGCATTGGCATACGCTGCTAGTTGAATAAAGTAATCGTCAATCCACTCACGCTTTTTGAATTTGTTGGATTGTTTGTGGTCCATAATAGCATCACTTCCATCGTGTACCCCGCACAAGTCAGTTGTGCCTGCATAAATCTTAGGGAAGTATAAAGGAACTTCTGTTCCCCAGTATTCGTTACATTTCACTAAACCCTGTTCAATGATTTGTTGCGCCATTTTGTGACTTTGAATACTGTAGGGATTACTTCCTGGTTCAGTAACTATACCTGTCTTGATATAATCTTCTAGGAACTTGTGCATACGTGTCCCGCGCCCTGCTGCCTCAGTTGTAATCTCTTGTGCTTTTTGAACACCAACTCGTTTACGCCAGTTCTGTAATGCTTGTTTACTTTCTTCTGACTTGGTTGCATCTAGTATTGTTGTAACGCTTGGAAGTTTCTCCCCGTCTGGGGTAGCATATCTACGTTTGCCTTCAATTTCTACCCTACTCATGGGTATATAGTTGTATTTGTTTGGATTGTACATTATAGTCAATTATAGTTGATTATAGTACTAATGTCAATTAAATTCGGAAACTTTCTCCGCATCCGCATTTATCACGAACGTTCGGGTTAAGAAACTCAAAACCCTCATTAAGTCCATTGCGGACATAATCTATTGTCATCCCTTGAAGATATACACAGCTTTTTGGATCAACATATAATGAACATCCATCACAATCAATCTTTATATCTTCTGGCATTGGTTGATCAACATATTCAAGCACATAGGCTAAACCAGAACAGCCTGTCGTTTTGACGCCTATTCTGATTCCTAATCCTTTGCCTCGTTTTGTGAGAGTTTGTTTTACTTTATTACTTGCTTTATCTGTAATAGTTATCATATTACTTCATAGCACTTTGTGCCATTTGACCAACTACTTTTTGACTTTGTGATTGATCTGGATTTTCTGTATTATCATCATGCCCCTTGAAGATAATCTGATCACCTTGAATATTCTTAATTACTGTATTCAAGGGAGGGTTCTTAATCATATCATACAAGTCGGTGATATCTAAAACGATATCACCTTTATCTTGTAGATAAGTTAAAAACTCGTCCGTTGTATAACTACTAGGATCTATTATACCGTTATCCAAATCAGTTTTAAGCTGATTAACAAGAACGATAAGTTTAGTACTTAACGGATCAGTACCATCAAGTTCAAAGAGGAACATATTATCTCTTTGCTCTACCTACACCACCAGATGGGGGCATTTCTGGTTCTTCAGCAGGAGGGGGAACATCGCCCATACTCATATCAGCTTCTTCTTCACCAGCGGCCATACCAGCATCTAATCCTGCGTCCATTCCAGCTTCAGCACCCATATCTGCACCAGCATCAAATGCTGCATCTACTGCTTGACCAGTTACACCGTTCAACGCATTCTTCAATGCAGCGGTAGATTCTTTTAATGCAGCAGATAATGTATCTAACTGAGCAGAAACTGCGTCATTGTATGCTTGACTTTCGTTAACACCAATTTCGCTTTCAATACTTGATACTAATGCAGGTAATTCTTTAACTTGCATTTGTCCAACATCTTCTAGCATCTTCTGTACTTGGTCTACCATATCTTGTGCTGCTAATACAACTTGTGACTTCTCAACTTCTTCATTCTCAACCATGATTCTTGGTTGTGGAAGTGAACGTAGTTCGTTGTAGTGGTCACTAAGTGCTTGCTCCATAAACACCAATTTCATATAAGAATTTGATGATTGACTATTATGATAGTCAGGAGATTGCTTTGACTCACTCAGTAACCCACGTACTTTTTGAAGCATAGTGCGGGTAGATGACATGGACATGTTATCTACATTGAATGAGGTTTCATACTGTTCTTTCAATACTTTAGTAGAGAGAGAGCGGCGATTGTGGTTTAATTCGGTTAGTTTCATATTTGTATTCCAGAGAAATATATAATATATTTATCTTTTCTTTCTTTATTATGCGGATTTGTTAAATCGTTTGTCTTGCCAAATTCTGGAACTATTCACATAACCCGCTAATTCGTCGGTTATCTGCTTGCGTTCCATCTTTTCTTCACCTAATTTAGCTAGGTAAATCAGTTTTTCTTCTAAGTTTTTAGCTTTTTTTACTAATTTTTGATGTACTTGTATCTCACTATCTACACTAGCTAATCTAGTATCCAAATCCAAAATACGATTAGATTCGTATATGCTGTTCCGTTTGTCAAAGGTGCACCAAGATACCGCATTTTTTAATACATTAAATGATTTAGCTCCGGCTATATTATCTTTTTCTACGATATAATAGTCATTGTTTTTTCTTATTGCATATTGATTGAATAGGAAATAAGAACCATCTGGTCCTTGTAATATTGATAATTCACTTAACTTTTCCATTTCTTGATTGGATATAGTTTTTGTAAATTTATGTAGTAGTTTATCACTTATCATTGGTTAACACTTTAAAATATATGTTTCTTAACTCATCACTGGTATCTAAGAATGTGGGTAGCTGGTCCCATTCAGTATGACATTTAATCATTGGGACTTGGTCGCAATCTCTATATAATGCTCCCAATTCAGTTACCCCATCATAAAATACACTAGGATGCTGGACCGCAAAATCAAAGTTCCAGCATGGATAAGTCTCCTTATCTTGTTGCTCAAATAAGAATCCAAACTCAGTGAATTCGTCAAATCTTATTTCTATCTTTTCAGGGATACGAACAACATCGGGCTGGCTACGTAATGAGATTGCTTGTTGCACCGTATCAAAATTGCTTTGTGTATTGCGTTTATGATGCCATTCTTTATCCATATCCGGACGATGGCGATTAGGTACATTAGTCTGTGTGATATCAAATAGGGTATAGCAAGAGATAATGTAACTCATACTACTATTTAACAGAGGTAAAAAAACCCTAGAAAATCTAGGGTTCTTTTATACAGATATTGATTAACCTGTGAATGTAGCTGTAGCTGTAGTAACAGTTGTGTTAGCAACACCACCTGCTGTCAATTCAGCAATGATAGCTGCGTTCAATGTAGTAGTTGTCCAAGCGCCAGTTGGATACACAGCCATTGCTAATGTATCAGGACCTGCAGTTGTAAACTCATAGATGTAAACTGTAGCTAATTGTTGTGTAGCTTGGATGATCAAGCTAACTTGAGTACCAGAGAAAGCACCTGAACTAGCTGCTGTAACTGTGAAGAAGTCTAGTTTAGGACCTTGAGGTTGTACTGTTGCAGCAGAACTAACTGCGTTTGCACCACTGTTGGTGTATGAGAATGAATCATAGTTGATTACCGGTAGAAAGTCACCGTTTGTTTTTGTAAATTGTGCCATTTTGAAATGCCTTTAAATAAGTTGCAACCTACTGTTGCATATATTTATTTATCATTTGTTTCAAAAAAGTCGGTTTTGGCTTAGCGGCCGGCTAGATTTTGGCGACTAAAACCCATTCTATCTACAAATTTTAAGCCATTTGATACAAAACCTTCATGTGTTTCTGTACCGTCATCTAAATATCCTTTGACCGGGGATTCTTTTGCTGCTTGATTAAGCTGTTCCACGATAGACATTTTTAGTTTGTACATCTCTACCCAAATCGTAAATGCCCCTTTAATTGCTTCGGCATTCTGTTGTAAGTATCCAGGAACAAGTACTTCTTTCTTTGTCTTTGGATCTAATGTAGTGTATCCTAACAATTTCTTACGCATAGGTTCTGTCATGGGTCTAGCTTTTACAAAATCCATAAAGCCTTGTGCTAAATCATTTAAGTTACCCTCTACGATTCGTTTGTTAATGAATACTGTAAACAATTGATTAAATGAATTACGTGCTTGAGGGGCATTATCCATAAATTGATCCACTAATGCTCCGTAACTTTTAATAGCATTTTGAGTACTTTTAACTAAAGATGTGTTGATTTTCATCTTGGGAGTAATAGGCATAGCACTAGGTACAATAGCAACATTGCTATTATTCTTTAGCTGCCCTATAGTTCCATCTAATGGACTAGCATCATCTGTTGTTATGGCATTAGGTGCTAAGAATTGATGTACTGCAATACCAGCTTGCTTGCCAGCCATTAATTTACCTAAATCACTTTCGGCATTTACTTTATATGTAATACCTTTGGGATTCGCTTTGAACATGTAAATACCGTTCTTTTCTGATAATGGTTGACTGAATAACAAATCTCCCCAATAATAACCTTTACCACCACTGGATGATTTTGCTAATCCAGGCCAAATCTCTGACATTAATGAATGTAAGCCTGAACGATCTACGCCCCTGGCTTGGTCATATTGCATAAACTGTTCTGGACTGAATACTTGTCTACCTGACCCGTCTTTTTTGTTGAACATATGCTTGTCCATAATACTAAACTGTCCACGACTATTACGGCCAAATATCAATGCAGGATATCCGTCCCACTTAATAGTAACAGTCTTAGGATTCTTTACAGTAGCTATACTTGCTTGTAACGCACGATTCGCACCACTACTCCCTCCCAAAAATATCAAATCTTCCGGATGATCTAGGTGTCCCTTATCTTCTTTCAAAGAGGCAATTTTATCTACTTTGTCTCTAAGTATCGCTAACGATTCAGATAGGTTCACGGTTTTTCCTTAAAGATTTGGAAAATCTCTGCTGGTCTTTGCTCTTAATAGCACTTAATAGCTTTCGCTCTAATATCTGAGCCTGTTCCTCAGGGTAATGTTTGTTAATTAATTCAAGTAAATTAATAGCACTGGTTATGATATTATGAGCCCTACTTTCAATAATGTGACTGGTGTCACGGTTATTTCCAAGTGCTTCTAATTCCTGCAAGAGGGAGCGGGTTTGTTTTTGCATATAATTATCCTACTAGTATTTATGCGATTATAGTATAATTATTTCTTTAAGGAATTCAACAACGATTTGAATTTTGAACCCTGTACATCAGCATGAACTGTTCTAGTCAAGGGTTCTAATGTTATTTCGCCGGTACTTTGATCAACAGTATAATCTGTAACTGTAGCTTGTGGCTTTAATGTACTCATTATGTCATTTGCGCTTGGCTTTGGGGTGTAACTTTGTTCACCGTCAACTCCTGGATCACTAATACGCATAGTTTCAACATCATATTCTAAATCAATCTTCATCCCAACTCCAGTTGAACTACGACTTTTCATACATTGAATCTGATACTTACCACGCTCACGCATACTCCTGCTTGTGAAAATACCAAACACATTATCTGCTGTATTAATCTTACTGATACCACCTGCAATATGACTGTGGTCAAATTCAATTTCATCAACCGCAGTACGATTCAACTGACTTGCCGTGACCAACAATACACCAAGTTCTTTCGCTAGATTACGCAATTCTTCTGCTACATACTTGTCTTTAATAAACTGGTCAGTTGGATTAACTTTAATACTTACTGGCATAACTAAATCTAAATAATCAACCATTACAAAGTCAATCTTAATACCAGTCTGAATCTGTACCTCTTTCAAGTAAGCACGTATATCATTGACATTACTTTGTGCAGGTAAATTCTTAACACGATACTTACCAGACTTCTTTCCTGCCATCTTAACTCTAAGTTCTGTTGTGTCAATATCTTTGCGAATTGCTTTTGTTCCCATCATGGTTAACATTGCATCTGTTCTTAGTGATGTTAATTCTTCACTCAATTCCAATGTGATATAAACACCACTCATGCCCGCTTGCAACCAGCTTAACGCAATGTTCATCATCACTAATGATTTACCTGAACCTGAACCACCTGCAAAGATATTCAACTCACCTCTACTCATACCACCATATAGAATACGATCCATCTGTGGCCAGCCTGTAGATACTTGTCCACCACTGTTAAAGTATTTGTTAATACGACCTTTAGGGTCAGCAAAGTAATCTGTACCCATATCTTTCTGTAAACTAATCTGTACCGCATCTTTGATTAGTTTCTCTACTGGTTCAAACTCGCCCTTCTCAAGCAAGTCTGCTGCTTTAAGAATCGCTCTTTCTAATTCTTGTCGCTTTGTAAATGATTCAAATTCATCAAAGAACCATTCATAATGCCCGTCATTTAACTCAGGCACTGTATCAATCTCTATTCCAGTTGTTGCTTTAATTTGTGTTGGATCTGGTAATACTCTATATTTGTCTGTGTGTGATTTAAACAATTCAGCCACTGGTCTGAGTGACCTATCAAAGTTCTCGCTATTCATAATGTTCATAACACGGGTATACAATTCCGCGTTGGTAACCATCATCCTCAGAAACAACTTCTGAACTTCAGGTGTATAATCTAACTGCTTTTTAGTTTCTTGTTTTGCCAATTTTCTTCCTCTGCATTTCTATTTTGATTTTACTATTGGTAGCACACTGTAGTATACTTAATAGGGTAGGTAACTTACCATACTTTACTACAGCGTCATTTACATCTTTCACATCCTCGTCCCAATTAGGTAAGCTAACACTATAGCCTAATTCTAATGCTCTATCACACAATGCTAAACCTGTCTTATCTCTATCTGGAACTAAAATAATTTGCTTGTTCAATGTACTTAATAATAGTGCTTGGTCACTATTAATGTCATCGTGCATCACTGCTACCCCATCAATGCTTAGTGCATCAAATATACCCTCGGTTACAATACATACACTCCATTCTGCTTTCTGCATATCTATATTAAACACGTAGCCGTGTTGTTGTTCATTAATGTATTTGGGAGTTTTATTGTCCAAGAATCTACTTGTATGACCTACAATTTTATTCTTATATGTGTAGGGGATGATTACCCTATTAGCCATCCTACCTTTTTCATACGGAGTGATCAAGAAGGGATAGTCACTACTATCTATCTTCCTTGATTGCAGATACTCTGCGTATACTTTGTGTAATGGGTTATTACTATCTACAATCTCACCCTCTGGGAGTTTGTGTTCGTTGAATTTGATTTTTACTTTTTGTTTTGCTGGCTGTGTAAAGTCTATCAAGTCTTTATGTTGTAAACTTTCTAAACTCCAACGCTTAACTTGTTGGTCATCAATGCCACACCAAACTAATAGATTGCGAGTTTTGGTACTGATAGAACGACCTAATACAAAGTTACATTTGAATCCACAATTGAAACAATGCATTGACCAGTTTGTGCCATCAAACTTGATGCCACCTCGCATACGTTTATCTTGTCTATGACCAAAGTGAGTACAACAGATAGCATTGAAGCTAGTCCAGCCGGAACTTGTTTGTTTCTTTTTACCGGGTAATACTGACAGGATATCAAACATCTACTGATTGTAACACAATCATAATGTTAAAGCAAATTATCTGGTCAATAAATTAGCTACTGCGCCCGCATTGCTGGTGAATTGCATACGGATATAAGGATGGAATCCTTCAATTACATACCCAACCGTTTGTGTAACATTGGATACTTCCTCAGTAGTTACAATATCATACCAATCATTATCCACGATACTGCTACCCTGAATAGTTGTGTTTCCATAGAATTCAATATACTCAGTTTGGATAGTTAATATTGGATTGTTGTTGGTACTCAATACGCTGGTAGTGTAGGTGATGCTACTTCCATTACTGTTAGGGCTATTAGGGAATGCTTGTCCAGTTGGTATTGTGATTTCGTAAGATGGAACAAAATTAGGTAATACACTATTAACAATATTCATCTCACCACGAGCGCCGGCATTTTGATCTACGAATACAGGGAAGTCAAAGTCATTGACTGGGATTTCCAATGTGTAATAGCATTTTTGAGCCTGTATATTTTCAAGGTCCGCTGCATTTAAATATAACGCACAAATACCAGTGGCAGCAAACTGCAAGGTCAATGCTTTCTGTATTAAGATTTCATTACCTGTGTAGTTTAATATACGGCAAGTGATGCTTTTTCCGGTAACATCTACGGGTTTTTGCTCCTGATTCAGGAATTGAAACTGGATTTGATTATCCACTCCCTTGTGCAGGGTTAGGGGCTTGGCATAAACTGGCATATATCTCCTCGGTGAATAGCCTGACAATAACACAACAATGTTGCGCTGAACGTAATAAAATACTGATGTTGAATACACAAATGTAGGCTCCTATAACGTATTTAGTCTATATATTTTAATTTAATTAACTTTGGTTACCCGATAAATAAACAGTTAACTAAAATAATGATTCAAAACGAATTTTTCAAACGACTGACAGAAAATCATCCGTTCATCACAGTATGTTCATATGCCAACCAGGACTATGTAGGAATTGTGCAAAACCGTGATGATATGGTCACCACTATATACGATTATGGCGCTATAACCGATGCTATAATAAAGGAAAAGTTTTTGGAACTTGGAGAAGTTTGGTGGTGGGAAAGTAATCGTCTTATCCCTATCAATCTGTTCTTAAAGGATGATTGGCTACCCTTTAAACCCTACTTAAGGACTTTTACTAACAAAAGTCTAATAGTGGTTCACGGTCCAACGTGCAGTATGAATGAATTAAGTAAACGCCGTTCAAAGAGAAGGTCTATAACGCTAGTCAAGAGATTACCCTAAGAAGATAAATAGAAGTGTAGTCCACGAGCCTCTAACCTCTCCGACTACTCTAACTGCTATTCATTTACAAGGAGCAATCAGCATGTGTATTTATTGTGGAACTAACAAATATCGTAAAATATACGAAAATCATTACGGCAATATTCCAAGGGATCGTGAGGGCCGTAGTTACGAGATTCATCACATAGATGGAAATCATTCTAACAATGATCCAACAAATCTAACTGCTCTTACACTCACTGAACATTATGAAATTCATTTCAAACAGGGTGATTATTTTGCATGTATGCTGATGCAAGCGCAGAGGATGAATTCTACCCCAGCTGAGAGATCAGCAGTATCTAAATTAAATGCATTATCTCAGTTAAAAAACGGCACACATGTATCGCAAATCCCCGGAGGGATGGATAATTTACGCCAGTCAACACTTAACCGAATAAAAGATGGAACGCACTTATTTTTGAATTCAGATTTTCATCGGGATAACAATGCAAAAAGAGTCGCTGCCGGAACTCATCATTTTCTTGATCCTAAATTTCGCAAGCATATTAATGATACTAATAAAAATAGATTAAATGACGGAACTCACCTTTTCAAGAACCCAATCTGGCAGGCTGAAAAGGCAAAGAAAACAGTAGAGTCAGGTAAACATAATTTTTTAGGGGGTGACCTACAACGAAACCGTGTTAAAAATGGTACACATCCATCTCAAATTCAATGGACTTGCATACACTGCAATGTATCTGGAAAAGGTAAGGGAAACTTTACTAGATATCACGGCAATAATTGTGCTAAGTCATAAGTTCCGGTTTTCTGATAACATTCAGTTAACAAATTTGCATGTACCGCAACAAGCCATGAATAGGAAATTGCGTGAGCCTTTTTGAATACATACCCGTCAGTTCCCTTATCCCAGACAGTTTTACTAATCTCACTCCAAGATTTCCCAATCAAATGCTTTTTACCAGGACGAATAACTGCTAGAAACATTGCTAATCTTGGGATACTATCTATAGGTTCTGGCATCTTCTCTAAATTATAGTACTGATTATTCAAGTGAATTAGTTTCTCAACAAAACTCTTATCCTTTAGTTTACTCCAATCAGGCTCAACCATCAATTCATTAAGATGTTGTTCATCTCTGACATTCTCATAAACATGAACATTCAATAAGTCTAACTTAAAGTATCCACGCTTCTCGGCTTCTGTATAGTCAATACTTGCGATATCATGTATTGGGTCATAGGGAATAGGTGTAACATATACGCCAGTAGCATGTTTACGAATAGGATTGACATTACGCATCGCCGCGCTTGTATGCTTAATCAGTTCAAGCAATTTATCTCTTGAACCAAAGTCAATGTCAATATCACTATCTATTCTCACGGTGCCATTACTCCTGCCTTGATTAACTTATGATACGCTTTTTGTACAACAATAGCTTGTCTTTCGGCATCCTCTACCGCTTTGTGTGTAGTTGAGTGGCCGCCATCACTTAGTTTGACGCCTGCAACTTCATACAACGTTCTAGTGTCTCGTACGGTATAGAATGGCCACGGTATTCGCACTCCGAGTTGCCTCCATGCGGTCTCGCAAGCAACGATATCAAATGCAGCCCCATTAGACCACACAGCCCTGCGATTCCAACAAAACTTATAAAGGGCTTCCATAGATTCACTAAATGAAATACGTCCCTGATCTCCCATCGCTTCTTCAAGTGCGGCAGGGCTTTGTTTTGCCCACCATTCAATTGTACTGTCATCAATTATCCTATCATATTGTTCGGTTTGTTCTTCAATCGTAGGACGCAATTCTAATCGTTCTACTACACCATTACCTTTAGGATCAAACCGTACAGCTCCTATAGTTAGTATAACACAATATGGACTTGTGTCAAGTGTCTCCAGGTCAATCATTATATCATTTGCCATTACATCTGCCACATTTCATACATTGTTATAAATTTATCATCCCACAACTCTATTGTAACACATCCTCCAGCTAAGGAGAAGTCCCAACCTTGGTGTCTTTCACCAAAATTTCTTCTCATCCATTTTACAATGATAGATGGGTCCTCTTTATGATATCTACAATCTCTTTGATAGACTGTTTTGTGTCCTGCTTTATATTTGTTATCCTTACATAAAGAGCCTGAGGCATTGGGATATGCTGGATGGAAACATTCTGTGTATTTTATTGCCATATCATCCCCATTTTAATAAAAATATTAAATAGAGTTTTTCATCTACTATCTGATAACCATCTGTTATATTGCCATTGGTAATATTCATTCTTACACCGTACTTCTTTTGTAGATAATCTTCAAAATCATATGCGTCAAAATCAGTTTTGTTTTCCATGTACTCTACACGAACTTTTTTTAATGCTTCCCAATACTTCCAACGATTCTTTCGTTGATGTAATGCTGGATCATCGTCATCATAATCCTGAAATGATTTTGATATATTGGTCATACCCACCTCAATGCAAAGTAAGTGCTATATTCTTCTTTATAGAAATTAAACACCGCTCGGCGATCTCTTGTATCATATGTAGAAGAACGATGATATGCCCAATCAAAATCTACTCCATCAGTCCAGCCGTGTGCTTGCATTTGATGTACTATTTCTATTACTTCATTCGCACTTTTGCCGTAGATGGTTACAGATTTCATTCCCAGCGCAACAAAAACAATGTTAAATCTTCATCACGGGTAAGCATTATTTCAGATTGGTTGATGTTATCTACCCAACGATTAGTTCCAGTTTCTTCATCATATCCTGACTTACCGTAATTCTTTTTACACCATTTCTTGATTTCTTTGGGGTTAACATCATCTTGGTTTTTCCAAGAGATGGTATGTATATTAACTGTGCTACCAAAATAGCGTGATGTTTTATGTGTAAATTTGCTCATGTCCACCTCAATATAAACCATGCTGCCAATTTAGGATCTTTAATTGTGATAGTAGGAACATATCTAGGACCCAGGTTACGAGGATCAAACAGTTCATGTCCTTGCGGATAAACACGCTCACGCTTGTAGAACCAATCATAATCAGGACTGTCATTGAGATCAGTCATATTACCCTTGCCCACATGTTCGTTTAACCATTCGGTACAACCTGCAGGCACGCCTTGGCGAAATTCTACTCTCATTCAACACCAAACTTTTGTTTAATCTGTTGTTCTACTTCATCAAAAATAGCAACTGCCAAATCTGAATCCATTTCTTTATGGCTGTTCTTTTCACCACACCAACCACGGGCAATAGCACCCAGCAATTCTTCACGGTTGATACATTCTGCTACAATCAACTCGGCGAAATGATTTACCATGGCCGCTAATTCTTCGCTCATGCCAGCAATACCTTCTGGGTTTTTACTGACATACTCTTTAATATCTTCTGGTTTAATATAATTCATTCTTCAACTCCAAAATGTAGTATACCACCTTGCCCATTGTCAAAATGCTGCTCAATTCGCATAGCGTAATGGTCTCCTTCTTTGGAGCCATCCATCACAGCATTAACACATTCTAACACAATCAACTCGGCGAACTTTTCAGCAAACTTATTGGTATATTCAAGTGTAACGGGATAACCATCGCTATTGTCTTTACTAGCTTGCTTGGCAAGTTCTTTAATCAGTTCGTTCATTACTTTACTCCAAAATGTTCAACAATTGCTGTTTTGATACTTTCTGCCTTGACCCACATTCCCATATCATATTCGTCATGTTCATCATCATTGGATTCGTGTTCACAAAATTTGACACATTCTTTAATGATTAACTCGGCGAACTTTTCTGAAAAGTAATCTACCCACTTGTTCATATCTCGTTCAAAGTAATCAGTATCCAAATTAGTTGTGATGCCGGCCTGTTCAGCAAGTTCTTTAATCAATTCGTTCATGTGATACTCAACCAAAATATAAAAAGGGCAATATAAGGATGTCCTGTAAATGCCACAAACAATGACAACACAGTACCTAAGAACAACTTGTCAGTCATTCTTCAACTCCGAAATGTTTCTTAATTGCTCTTGAACAATCATGTGTTCCTCGTGACCACTCTGAACTTATTTTATGATCCAACAATAAGTCGCATTGGTTAGCACATTCTTTCACAATCATCTCAGCAAACTTTTCAATAAAAGCCTTTTGCGTTTCCCATGAATTTTCACCTGACCTAAGCAACGCATTTGCTTTGGCTGCTTGGTCCCAAATTTCACTAATTCGTTCGTTCATTGTTCAACTCCATCGTAATGCTGCTATTGTAGCATACTTGGCGTATTTCTGTCTAATCTTTATGGTTAAACGATTCTCTGTAGCATCTGTATCAGCCATACCCCAGTTCCAATCCCATCCTTGTTTGCCCACATGTTCTTCTAACCATGGTCTGTAATGATCGTTTGGGTCGGCACTATCAATATATTCAAAATAATCACCTATGCCATTCCATCCAAGCCTATGACTGGGTCCAACTTTAATCTCACCTTTGGGCCACTTTACATTAATCGTAACTCCGGGCATGAATCTCCACCAAAGTTTATCTTTAAGATTAAGTCCACACGGTATAAAATAGTTTTGTCTAAAAAAGTAAAGACCGTTAATCTCACGCTTGCTCATGTCCACTTCAATGTAAAAAATGTAGCATCACTACCTTCTTTGAAAGCAATTCTGCCGTCCCAACAATGATATTCAATTTTATTTTCTTCTAACCAATCTATTAGACTATTACGCACACTAGGAATGTACCATGGATGCGGTATATTAACAACAGTCCAACCCATAAGATTGTATAGTACTTCTGTATCAATACTGTCAGATAAATCTTTGGCAAGTTTATCAATAATGTTTTGTTCTATATCCATCATGACCAACGCAATATGAAATGTGTAGCATCTTTACTGTCTAAGAAATAGAATGTACTACCAGCCCACTCATTTTTTTGCAAACAACAATCACGCCTAGTATGTTCACTAACCCACCTAACCATTTCCGCAACTTGATCACACCAATCAGTCCACTCCATTCCCGGGCGTACTGTAAGATGTACCTTGTGATAATTCTTGTCAATATCACGTTTTTCTTTTCTACGCTGCTTGCTATTCATGACCACCTCAATATGAAAAAGGTTCTATCTGCTTCATCACGGAACCAATACTTACGATTACTGCCTACCCAAGGTGCGTTTTCTTTATGCCAATTACTATCACCCATTATGTTTATCAACCATTTGTCCATGTCATACCACTCTTTCTCATCGTAGTTATGTGGACGCACCCAATAGGGCCATTTAGGTTGATTGTCAGCATAACCAGTTTCAAGGCGTTTCACGTTGATTTCATCTATCCATTGCATTGCCATGTCGGATATCCATTTAGAGTCAGACATGGCACGTTTCTTTATCATAGCCAAATCAATCCAAACCAAGTTGCATGTTCGGGGGTATCAAAATCTACTGTAATAACACTATGTCGTATACTCATGGCGCCTATTTCTCGTCCCAACTTCATATGCCATCCTTTGCCATGCCAAAATATTATTGGTTTACTATGTAACAGAGGGCCAATGTTTTCTTGTAACCAATGTAACATTGGTGCCCATTGTTTGTCATAAACTTTAACAGTAGCAGTCATTCAGCCCAATATTCTTCAAAGAGTTTTAAATGTTTTTTATTTTCAAAATGAATTTCGCAATATGAATCACCCATCTTACCTTGAACTAATTTCATATACCAATTTTTGCCTTCCCACCAAATTATTGGTCTAGCAGTATTCAATTTACCGATATGTTTTTGTAGCCATACTAATATTAACACATAGTCTCCACCATATAACCTTGTGATAAATGTTGGGGTTTCTTTAGATTTGGTTACCATCGTAACCTCGCCATAATAAAGTCACGCTGGTATCTAAACTTAATCTTAACTATTTCATCTGTCCAAGTATATACGCAATGCCGATCAGGCATTTCTATAGTTTTATCAATCCATTCTAATACTTCTATTTTATGAGGATGTGGACTTTCTTCATTCAATTGAATGACTAATTCATACCAGCCGGGTCTAATATCTTTCCAATGTTTAGTCATAACCATCTTAAACTAAAATATATCGCATCACGCTCATCTTTGAATATAAAATCCATGTAATCTTCTGTCATATGAGTGTAAAACTTTTCACCCGGCAAATCAAAATGTTCTAATGCCCAAATACAAGTTTCATCCCAATCACTAACTGTATCACCCTTCATCCAAGGGATACGAACCCTAGTACCCTGCTTCTCTGAGAGTGTCTTTGATTCGTTTCGTAAGTTCTGCATCTCTTTTAAACCTTATTGCCCACTGTTCTGGATTTACATAATCAATGATCATTTTAACATGACCTTCATTTAATGTATCTAAAAAACGTACACCACTGTCGCTTTGATACAACAACCATGGACTAATTTTGCCCGTTGTTATCGCATAACAAATCTTATTGGCATTCCCATAACGTAACATATCATGCGGCTGTATGTTGGCGTCACTTGCCATCTCTATACATTTTTCAATGCTACGATGTATAGCATCAAATGGATCCTCATGTCGCAAAAACTCAACTAGATATTTAGTGTACGTACTATCACTACACCAATTGTCAATCTTAACTTGATTCTTTAATAGCCAATCAGTAAATCGTGGGATATTAATAGCATTGATATTGACACAATAATTACCAAACTTAACAAACGCAATGTAGTATGGATTCTTAATAAAATCTTCTTGTTTAAGATTCTTTCGTTTTGATGTATTCTTTTTATAAAACTCTAACCAACATTGAAACCCAATTCTATTTCCATGATTGTCTTTATCTAACCATCTACGTTTTGGTTCGCATACATGACTAAGCGTGGTTGATTCACGCAAAAACTCTCTCTTGCAAAAATCACAGCCATACTTTGCTGTCTTTTTAATTGCCGAGGTCTCTTTCATATTGCTTAAGTTGTTCTTCAGTAATAGTTTCATTTAATGTCTCAATGTCTGTTAGTTTCATATTAGGAAACAATTCTGCTAATTTAAGTTTGCGTTTTTGGTTAACTACAAACGCTTCACTTACTGCGTCAATATCATCACTATCCGCTCTAGGATATATCTTCTTGTAATACTCTTTGATATCTTTTAGTTTAGCTGCTGCTTGTAATTTGCTTACTTTAGGACTGATGTTGGGTATCCACTGATGAAATTGTTTACCTGAGCCCGGACTACTAGCACACATCATCAACCATTGTAGTTTAGGATGTTTCTGAATGTTCTCATTGAATAGATACTTGTTCGCATATTCAGCCGTACTCATTACATAATATCTGCTCAATCCTTCACTACCTTTAATAGCACTAAGCCATTGAATCATTGTGAACGGGACAAACTTCTTTTGTTGTTCAGGACTTAGTCTGTCAAAGAAATCATAATCCTTCTTATCTAATGCGGCAAGGACCTCAAACAAGTCTAAATCTTGTTTGTCAAATTTTTCATCAACTGGAACTGCTGCTTTTCTCGTTGCCATTAGAATGCCTGACTATAATCTATTATCTCACAATTACGACTAATCTCTTTTACAAAATATACACATTCGGGTTTAGGTCCATCATTCAACGGCACACATAAAAACTGCCCGTTCTTTAACCTAGGGGCATACCATGTTACATCGTGATAGATATCTACAATCTCAATAGGTAAGAATGTAGGACTAAAACTAGTTAATGGATTAAATTCAAACGCATTAAACCCTCTATCATTGATACTTGTTAAGGGCAATGTTTCTAAATCACCATGTTCTTTTTCACCAATCAATATCTGCCAATCTACCGGCATCTTAATTGTATGTTTACCAATCTTCAATACAAGTGCCGGAGCATTAAAACTTTCTAAAAAGATTAATGGGATATAATGATAATCTACATTACTTGGGTTACTGTTATCTAGTATCGCAAAACGCAAATCATCTATTTCCTCTGGCAATGTCTCTAAGTTATAGTATTCGTTATCTAGGGTTAAAATTCTCATAGTATTATTATATCATTTATATGTAAGTTTTTCAACATCAAATGGATAATTAGCCTCTTTATAAAATGCTTTTCTTTGTGTAAGATGCCGTTTAGCAAACTTACAATTACTTGTGATATCCCAAATCTGAACGAAATTCTTATCTTCAGCTTTACGAATACCACGACCGATACTTTGAATTACCCGAACAAAACTCTTACCCGGTTCAATAAGAACAAGATTAAAGATTCGGGGAATGTTAATACCAACTGCTGCTACACCATATGTAGCAATAATGATTTTGTTAGTTGCTGTTGCAACCTCATCATATTGTTCTTTACGTTCATCCATACCAGTATTACCTGATACGAATACAACATCATATTCTGTTTTGAAATTACGTAGTAGTTCGGCTAACCTATTATGTAGTTCTTTGCCAGCCGCTACTCTATCAACAAGGATCAGTGTATTACCACTGTTCTTAATTACATCTACTAATTGAGTAATCTTATCTAATCGTTTACCATCTTCAAGCAAATGTTTTAGTTCAGATTGATAATTACTAAACTCAACCCCATCTTGTAGTTGTACAATGTTTACATGACATTGTGCAAGAACACCTCTATCTTGTAATTCGCTAGCGGATAGTTTGTTAATCACATTACCAAGACTGATAAAGATAGCTTGACTTGCAAATTTCTCTTTAGGAATAGTTCCAGTCAATCCCCAACGAATTGGGATATTACTCATTACACCAGTGAGCAATTCTTTTAGTGCGTCTGCCTTGGCCATGTGAACCTCGTCTACCATGACACAAACTACACCTTCTAAGAAGTCACCAATCTCAACTTCTGCTTCACCTGCTTTTGTTTTCTTAAGCATGTTATTCAGACTTTGCCATGTACAAATTGTATGTGTCTTGTTGTATTCTTTTCTATCACCAAAGTATACACCAACATCTAAACCTAGATTAATGTAATCTGCTTCTGTTTGTGTTACAAGACTTTTGTTCGGGACGATAACAATACTACGTCCGTATTGTTCAATAGACCAACTTAATGCTGCTGTGATTAATGTTTTACCTGCTCCTGTGGCAATCTCTTGTAGTGATTGTGGATTCTTTAGAAACTCATTAATGATTGATATTTGATAGTCACGCAATACTACAGGTTGTCCTGCGATTGGGTGACCTTCGGGCCAGTTCTTATGTTTAAACGTGGCCTCGGACACTTCAGCAAAATTGAATGTTGTGCTGTATGTACGAAGGTCCTCTAGTTCAATGTCATAGCCTTTTTCATCTATATAGGGAAGTATTTCGGGTAGTAGATTCACATAGCTACTACCACCGAGACTAAAGAAACTTACCTTACCATTCCACCTACCTAGACGGACTGCGGGAAGATACCTTGCACCGGGAACTTCGTACTCAAACATCTTAACCAGTGCTTTACGCTCGGTTAATTCTAATCCTTCAATTTTTACATTGACTTCATCCCTGACGATTATTTTACATTGTTTCATTATTTTTCTTATTTATGTAGGCTTCATATTTGTCTTTAACTGAATCAACTTTTAATGACAGCATTCCTGTATCCGAGTCACCGATACTTCCTTCAAAAAATGTATTAAATGCCATGGTGTATCTTGTATTTTTTAAGTCCGTGTGCGGTTGAACAGAATGTTTAATATCTGATCTCCATAAAATTAATTTACCTTTTTTTGGATAAATTTTAATTGTTTTTTCTATCGGTTCTAAAAATGAAAAATGGTGTTGCCATGGATCTTTATATGTAAAAGTAGTACAAGATTGTTTAAAATCAGAAAAATATAGCAACCCTGAAACAACAGAATTAATATGAGAATGAGGATATGCATATTGACTAAATTCTGCTTTAGCTAACCACGCATCTACTATGGAAAGTTTAACATTATTAAAGTGCATATCCGATACTTTATCTAAGCATTCTTGATACCAATTAAATATTTTTTCATTGTAATATGAAATTTTTTGTTTATGGTTTAGATAACCATATGATGATTTAGGAATTTCAGTTGTTACTGTATTTCCCTGCAATCCTACATTCCAATCTATTTTGGTATTTTTTATATCAACCAACACTTCATCTATTAAAGCGGGTTCGCAAAAAAACTCATATATATCTAATCTTTTAAATGGTATTACATTCATAATTTTATTCCTATACTTATTATATAATAGGACACTTGTGGTTGTCAACTATAACGGCAAAAAAAGGGGAACCTAAGTTCCCCTTTAAACTTTCTATAAAGAAAGAAAGTGACTAATTAAGCATTCTTCATGCAAGTAGTACGTGCAAGATTTTTCCAGTTTGCTGGGCTGATCTTAACTAGATCGGCAATCTTCAAGCACATACGCAAACTTAGTTCACGCAACTTGCCGTGATTTTCCCACATGAAATCTAGAATTTCAGTAGATTGGGTTTCTTCAAAATTGTAATCAACAAACAACCCGCCCTCAGCATCACGATGGACCTGCTTGATACGCAACATTTTGTCACGCTCACTATTGATAGTCAGGTCCAGAAAGTGACAACGACTTTGTAATGCTTCCAAGTGATCTTGCAATTTCTTGCTTTTCACGTTTTCAAATTTTAAGTTAGTAATGAAAATTGCACTACCATTGAAGTTGAATTGATTCGGTATGCCTTCATCACGTAGCAAACGACTATCACTATTCCAGCAAATCTTGCGAGTCTTACCCGAATCCAATGCTGCTTTCAGAATGTTCAATGCCAGTTCATCGGCAAACACGCTATCGCAGTCATCAAAAATCAATACATTTTTGCTGTCAGAATATTTGTACAGTTGAGCATACAAGCCGAGTGCTGTCATAGCACCTTTAACAACATTGAAACGCAATTTCTTGCCGGCAATCTTGTCAAACATACTTGACTTTTCCATTTGTTTTTCAACACCGTGCGACTTACCAACTCCGGGAGGACCTGACACAATCATAGCACGAATGTCACCACTGATACAAGCACTTGCCATTTCATCAAGAATGCCGAAACGTAGTGCAATGCGGTCCATTGCCTCTACTTCAGTTTCTTTGGACACTTCTGCCTTGACTTTAAACTCTACTGTATTATCTGCCACTGTCTCTCCATTCAAAAATTCAATATCCTCAATGCTTTCTACATTGACACGGACCTGAGGTCCACCCATTGCAAACTGTCCGTCATTTTTAACAGTAACAAATCCACCCTTCTTACCAACTTGATAACCCTTGACTAGTGTAAACACTTCATCAGCAACGGGGTTATTACGATAAGAACCAGAGAAAATGCGAATTGTTGACATAGATAAATTCCTTTAGTTAACTGATTAAGATTCTATTATATACTAAAACCCATTTACTGTCAATAGTCAGTAAACCCTAGATTCCACATAGCACTACGAAAAGGCTCCGGGCTTTTAGGGTCGGCCCACATATAAACATAGTTACGAACTTCATCGGAAGTTTTGAATTCAAACAATTTGTAAATTTCATAGTTTGTGGACACTTCACATTGCTGGATGAATTCTGCGAGAGTAGTAATCATTTTTGATTCCTTTAATTAACTGAATAAGTCTATATTATATACCCGAAACCATTTAATGTCAAGTTATTTTTTGACCTGTACGCAAGCGGCTTTCATACCCTGAGCCTTGAATTCCTGTGCCGCTTTGGCACAAGTTTCCTGTTGCTCAAACTGACCCACATAAGTGACACTAGTAGAACTCAATCCCACTCCGATTAAAACGATGGTCCAAAACATAATTAATCCTTTAAAATGGCACATTCTTGTAGAACACATGATCACCGGCACTAGCAACCATCTGCCCTTGCTTGGCCCACTTAGGCTTCACATAGTTAGCATGATAGTGCAAGATATGTTCTGAAGCCAATCGTTTAACATAAAGTCCGTCAATCATTAACCCTTCTGCAACCTGAGTAAAATGTTCTTCTTGTTTCTTAGACCATACAACCATTTTAGATTCTAATGTCCAACTGAACTGGGCTTTAGCAAACACAACCTTACACATTGACTTGCCCCATGAACCTTCTTTAAGACGATTCATATGAACCTGACCCACAGCATATTGATCTGCTTCTTTTTGATTGCCTGCTTCACGGAATATTGAATATGCTAGGCATCTAACATCCTTAGTGGTAGCATAGTTAATGCCTTGCCCACCATCCTTAACATCATTCTTAGTGATAGCAAATGACTTTTTAGTTTCTACTTTCCTAGGTTCAATTTTCTTAGGGTGTGCTTTTTCTTGGGCCTTTGCCTGTTTGGGTTCAAACTTCTTTAGAGCATCCTTAAGGCATTCATTAACTAATTTAACGCCGGGCTTTAAACAGTGGTCAACATTGACACCTGTTTGTGAGGCTTTTTCGGTCCATACCGCAGAGGCAGAACCTGCATAGATACCCAACACTGCCATTGCTAATATTGTTTTCATGCTTTTAAAATGTTAACAATACGCTGATGGATCAGGTCCATCTCATCTTGCTCAACATAGAAATCCGTAGTCGGGTCATAGTACTGACCTTCCTTAGTATCGTAATAGAGGACACGTCCGGAGAAATTGAAAGGACCTTCTAGACCTTTACGTGGGCCGTACTTGGTACGCATTTCATCCATCTGAAACTTATCTGCGATAACTTTGTAGCCCATATAAAACTCCTGTTGTTGACTGAATAAGACTCTATTATATACCCGAAACCATTTAATGTCAAGCCCGGTATGTAGCGTAATTGCGGATTTTGCTTTGCTTATTGGCGTGGCTTTCGTTGAATTTAATCTCATATCCACGGTCACGCAAAGCAACCACTAGTACTGACAAATCACAGTCCTCTTCCAGAAAAGCATTGGCGCCATTCATGTAACTGTATGTAGAGATTTTATCTGCAATACCAAGACTGACCAACTTAGCTTTAGGGAAGCGGGCCCATGCATGACCCGGGTCACCGAACACTTTGATAGAGATTTTTTTAGCCATTGTGTAGTCCTTTAATTAACTGTCTAAGATTGTATTATATACCCAAAGCCAATTATTGTCAACTTTGGGTATGTTGTATTTTTACAACACTTGGGCAACTGAAAAGTTGTTCAATTTTGTAATGTTTTCAATATGAGAATCAATTACAGATTGCTCAGTAGAGAGCGGCAATTCTCTAAAGTATAATGTTTTGCCTAGCATTACTTTGCCTTTTTCATTCGTTTTTTTGTAATCACTAGCAGCAATTAGCAAGCAAATTTCTTCATTGCTATAGGGCCGCTTTTTTACAGACACTTTAAAATACAGTGTAGACAATGCAAAAGAATTGAATTTCATAGACACCTTTCAACTGAATAAGTCTCTATTTTATACCCAAATCCATTTAATGTCAACCTTTTTTTGCGAACAAAAGCCGGATTTCATGCCGGGCGCCCAGTCTGGATGCGAACCAAAGGGCTAAGCCACTATGATAGTCCTGCATCAAACCAGTGTCCCATCCTGTAACTTTAGTCATTTTGACTCTCCTTACGCAACCTTACGAAAATACTGATAGGGCAAGCCCAAATCATAGCACAGATATTCCCAGTCACCGTTAGCATTGCTAGCATCCATGATCCAGCGCAATGCTGTTTCCCGATCACGGGCACCCATGCAAATTGTATCGGTGACATGTTTCTCAAACTTCTCAATAGCATCGGCCTCAAAAACCTTACGCTGGTTCTCATTGTCAGCAATCACACGACCCAGGTACTCAAACTCCTGCTGGAACTGTTCTGTAGTCCAAGTGCTAGTGTCAATACCACGAGGACGAATACCATGTGCGTCCTTGTACATATCCCAGAAAATAGACTGGGCCTGCTCCAAGTCAGACATTTGTTCCCAAGTAGTGAATTCAGACATATTTGTTCCTTTAATCAATCTAAGCCTCTATTATATACCCAAAACCATTTAATGTCAAGTTTGGGTAGCCTTATTTACGGCAGATTCAGCATCTTTTTTCCCTGTAGGACCGAAAAAGTGCCAGGGATATCCGTGTACTACGGCTACCCACCCGGGGGTTTTTCTGCCGTAGTATTCGCTTGCTTTTACCAAAAAAGCCATTTGTTGTCAATCCCGTTTCATTACATATTCAAACAGAATCCACTTAGCACGATTCAGACATTGACGGGCATCTTCAGCCCGCATATAGTCAACATCACCGTACTCGGTATTGACCATTTCTTGGGCGTCACTCATGAGGCCCGCAACCATCATAGCAGGACCTGACAGTTTGAAAGTGATGCTAGATTCCACAGACTCACGCATACCTGCTACGGTCACGCCGTACATACGAACTTCACGCTTTTCCTGCTCTGTTAAACGGTCGTAAACTTGTGTCATAACTAGCTCCTTTAATCAATCTAAGCCTCTATTATAGACCCAAAACCATTTAATGTCAACCTTTTTTTGCTTAATTTTTGAGCAATTTTAGCTATGGAAAACCCCCAGAATCGGGGGTTTTATTATGCTAATTTCCACTTAATCAATTTATAATGGGAAATACTATCCCTATTGCTAAATCTAATTACAGTATCAAGTGTTATTTCGTGAAACTTGCCCCTATCATAAAAGTAATCCCACAAGTGCATCAATTCATTATTTGAATCAATTTCAATTTTGTAAGGTTTATTTTCTTCGTCCTTCAACCAATACTCTACAAATCTTCTACTTTTGCGTTTTACTGTAAATTTCTTTACTGGATTAAGTGTTTTTATTGTAGATGACGCAATTTGTGATCCTTCAAATCTAGTATCTAATTCTAAAAACATTTCATCTAGCCCAACATCATACTCATAGAATTCAGGTAAACGATACACCAATGGCATCATTTCTTCTTTAACTACTTTACAATCACCATGGATGAATGTGTTCAAATCTTTTCTATAACTAGTTAGTTGTTGACCTTTTAAGGTAAACATCATAAGTTTCTTACTGTAATAGTCACGGATAACATTAGCCTTATCTCTATCTTCCTGAATTATTTCTTTGAATAAAACTTCATCAGTAAGTTTAGTTGGTCTGTTACTAGGATTTATTATGTTACTAATACCATGACTTATTAATGGACGCAACCTATGCCAAGTAACACTCAATGCTAAAATATCTTCTGTGGTTTCAAACACTTCATATTTCTTAACATTTTTATTACCAAATATATCCCAATCATTACTTGTACCATTCAATCCACTAAGTGTAAGTGAAGTTAATGGTTGAATGTTACCCATTGTGATTGTATGGTGATTACCGTTAGCACCGGCAATAACACCAGATGATTTAGGATTTCTTGCTGCGATTTGATTTAATATATTTGAATTAGCCAATTGTAATATCTTCCATTCCACTTGTGCGTAACCGCACGATATGACCCATCTGCCACTGTTTGGCCTCTAAGCCCTTCATTATACCAAGCCAACGATTTCTAAGATAAGCGACTTCGTTAATCAATACTTCCATATCAATTACTTCATCTTCGCCTTCAGCATACTTTTCAGCATCACGGCTTGTCAATGCTCTATTATACGCTTCTAAATATTTTTGAAAATGAGTTCGGCGAATCTTCTTTAATCTAATATTGAGCAAGTTAAGTACCGCTTCTACTTCTTGTAATTGATTGAATCTATGTTCGGTGACACCTGGAATAGCAGCAATGTTCTTTTCAACATTGCCGTATACCTTTACTTCTTTTTTTGCTTGTTCTAACTCAGATTCAAAGTGCTGAATGAAATCAGGGATTACACCTAAATTCACTGATACTCTTGTATACCAATTTGACATTTAATCCCATTCGTCTAAATCTTCTTCTTCAAATTCTTCGTAATCATCTTCTTGGAAATGTTCTTCAGCGTAACCTTTTAATGCTTTAGTGATATCTTTGTCCTTGAAGGCATCTTTGATATCTTCTATCTCATAATTATTATCAATTAAAAAATTGACAAGTGTATCTGCCGCATCATCACGTTCACTCAAATCAATGTGTTCACGTAATGCATCCCAAACTTCTGATATAACGTCTAAACTCATTCTGTAACTTCCTCCGATGGTGTTGTTACATTACTTATCACACTTTTAGTTTTTCCAGTATATTCAAGCATCACCTTGTCAAGTATTCCGTCTTTGTTGGCTTCCCAGCCCTTACGAAACGCTTTAAGAATTTCACCATCTTCAGTTACATAAACTAAACTGTTGCCTTCTTTCTTCAATGCGCCAGACTTCTCAAGCATATCAGTTAAGCCACTATAGGGACTCATGCCTGTTTCGTATGGAATCTTAACTTGAATACTTTCAAAAGGTTTTGCATAGCGAGTTTTCATAATCTTGCAAGCAGCACGAATACCATTTACTTCTGCAACCTTGTTGCCATCTTCATCCTCTTTGAGTTTGAGTTTCTTCATAGCAACTACGATTGAACTTGCGTAAACAAATCCTTGACCGCCTGAAATTTTATCATCTGGGTCAAACATATCTTGACTTGCGTATGTGTGATTAGTAGCAACCAATCCTACATTATGACTACCAAACATATTAACACAGTTACGAACAAGTGCTGTTAGTGCTTTAGGCTTACGACCCATGTCACCTTTCATATCACCTGCTTCAAACTGATTAACGTCAGTTGGTGTCAATAGCATACCAAGACTGTCAATGACAAACAATACTTTTGGTTTATCATCTTCTGACATTGCTTTGTATGACTTCATAAATTCTGATATAGTCTTACCCACATCATCAATCATAGCCATGTTTAGTTTAAGCAATTTAGTTTCGCTTGTATCTACACCTAATGCGTGTAGCCATTTTTCATCTAATGCGTTTTCGCTATCAATTAGTACAACGTAGATTCCTTGTTGTTGTGCGTGTCTAACGAGGTTTCCTGAGCAGATGAATGATTTTCCTGATCCAGACTCTCCGGCAAAGACAGTAACTTTACCAAGAGGAACGCCTTTATTAAAATCCCCGCTAATGAGATAATTAAGTCCATAATTTCCTGTACTGATCCAATCGGTTGGATCGTTATATCCTATGCTAAGTCCTTCAATGGACTTAGTAATTTCTTTTCTAAATTTTGATACGTCAAATGGTTTTGCCATTGATAATCTCTCTTTCTTTGTTATCTGTAAGTTCCGTTATTATAAACGTTGAACGGTTGTTTATCAAGTATATCGGGACATTTTTCAGCAATTGAATCAATCTCCCAATCTTGCGGATAGTGACGTAGTGCGGCTCTTGCGCGGTCTCTGATTAAACTAGGTACACGTGGTGTACGTCCAGGATCACACAACTCCTCTAATAATTTTTTACCTTGCTTTAAAGCACGATATCTTTCGTCTGGTAATGTCATAATGTTCTCCTAAGATAGGGGCCGTAGCCCCTATTTAGATTAAGACTTGTTTTGTCTAGCACGAATCATTGCTAGAATGTCCTGTGCTTTATCACTTGAAGGTGCTGCTGTAGGAACTACAATTGGAGCACTTGTGAAAGATGCTTCTGCTGCTGCCACATCATCTTCCCAAGCGGGTAGACCTGCGGGTGCTGCTGGAGCAGTGCGAGTTGGCAAGGGTGCTGCTTCTGTAGCTGCTCCACCTGCTGGAGCATCTAAGCCCCATGGGCGATAGTAGTTACCCCAACGTTCATTGTCATATGGTTGACCATCTACTGATGCTTCAAACATTTCTTTTAAAATACGCAATTCAGCTTCGCCTGGCTTCTTAGGCAAGAAGTCACTAAGATTGAACAAGCCATGTGCTTCAATTGCTGCTTGTTCAGCATCAGTCAATGCTGTTTCTCTACGTGCCCAATTACTAGTTGAGTAATCAGCATATCCACCTTTGCTAGATTTCTTAATGTTGAAATCAAGACCACGTGTATAGTCTGTTGGCAATTCCATGATTTCAGGATCAAGCAATCCACTCTTAACGATTGGGATGATTTGTGGACTGATAACAAATCTACGAATTGGATTCGCAGGAGTCTTGTCATCACCTAATGGGTTTTGACGTACAAAGCCTTGGAAAATGTAACTACGCTTCTTCCAATACTTGTTGGCCATTTCTTTCAATGTCTCATCTTTGTACCATGGACGAACTTCTGCCAAGATAGGGCAAGTTGAACCATCGTTGTACATTTCAACGCATGGTACTTGAACGACAACCTGTTTCATTTCAGGATGTCCTTTAACGCCATTGAATGGGAGTTTGATGATTTGTTTTTCTACCCAGAAGAATTCGTTCTTTGTGTCGCCATCGGGCAAGAAACGAATTGCGGCTGTTGTGCCTTCGTCCATATTCCAGTGCGGATAGGTAGCACCGTCACCTTGAGGAGCAGAATTTTTGTTTGGGGATTTGTTTTCTTGCGCTGCAATACGAGCGCGGATTTCGCTTAAGCTGGCCATAATTTTTCCTTTATATTAAGATGGTCTTTGTTTTAAATTCGCCACACATAATTATGTGACTAACGAATCACAAGTATACACTACTTGTAGCGATGCGTCAATAGTATTTATGCCTGTTTAGGTAAAACTAGTTTATTTTAATTGTTTTTTGCTAACTTATTTGCCCGTCTTGTAGCCAATCGTTTGGCAATAGATTCCGGGGTATTTGCGTTAGATCCGTTTGCTAAACGGGTTGCTCTTATTTTTGCTATAACCAATGGGTCACTATTCAAGGTCCCGTTTTCTTTTTTAGTTCTAACTCTTTTTAGTATGGATGCCGGGGTATTAGAATTAGATTTGTTTTTTCTTTTGGTTTCTTTTTGTTTAGCGATGGCAATTGGATTTAGTATCGTGCCTAAACTACCCTCTCCGCCATCAGTTTTATTTCTTAATATTCCAGTGCCATTATCTTTTCTACCATACCATTTAATTAATCTGCGTTCTAAAGCATATGCCCATAACTCTAACAACCCATGTGAGATTATTGTTATGCGAGTTTTATCTTTTGGTAAATTAACACGGTGATCTGAATGCCAGGCTCTTACATCTTTGCCTTTACCAATATAATAAGGAGTGCCATCTTCCCTGAGGTATGCGTAAACATAAAACCCACTCGGAGGGTGTTTTCTGCTAAATATCATTGCTGTGATTCCTTTTTAATCATAGAGTAGTTGGGCCGGCCAGCCGCGAACTACACTTTTATTTAGTCCATTTATGCCAGATGTGGTAAACCTCACCTTTTAAGTGAGGTTTATTTACCCTTTTTATTTTCTAATGATTCTTAGAATGGCATCAAAATCTTCCTGCCCTTCTGTAACACTATCAATAGCAGGCAAATACTCTTTTAATCGCCTTATTGCATGGTCATGACTTAATGTAGCATTATGATTGCCACCTCTTTGTATAATGTCATCTCTTTCTTTTTCTAAATCATTGATAACTTTTGATAAATTTTGTCCATGATGTTTAGCTAAATTAGACCATGTGCCTTTATTAAGATTACTAATATGGTCCCAATACATTGGATATTCTTCATCACCTTCGTGATCTTCATATTCTTCATGTAATGTACTACCAAGATCGGTATCTTTCATACTTGGTTCATGCTTTGGCTTTTCTAATCTCTTTAACATCTTTGATATCTTATCATGGATATTACCAACCTTATCTTCTGGTTCAAAATCATGTTCAAATTCATTAGCGCCAGGATTACGTCCACGCATAGCATGTTGAGTATGTTCGCCTTCACTAGTAACTGCTTGATCAACCGTGTTGATAAAGTTTTCATTGGCACCAACTAGCTTACCAATGTTATTGTTTTTAACTTTCTCAGTTGGGCCTAATTGACCTACACGCTTTTGGTTAGCATCTAAATCTTCCGCCACCTTATTACCTCTCATATCATTATCTTGGGCTTTCTTTTCTTGTCTATTTTTATACCAATCAGCTGCCTTTGTAATACCTTTTCCAATTGTAGCACCAATTGCTGCTCCGCCTGCCGCTGCAAGAGTGCCTGCCATTGGATGTGATGCTAACTGATTTAAAGTATCAATATCAAATTCATCTAATTCTTTTTTTGGTGTTGCGGGTAATTTTTGATTACCTCTAGGATCGTTTTTAAATCTTTGTAAAGAAGCACCTGTATTAATGGTTTCTTCCATACCTTCATGACCACCTAATGATTGTGCAACTTGCTTGACCCAACCACTAACATCACTACTACCAATTTCTTCAACATCACCTACAAATTCAGCAACATCATCAATAGCGTTTGCTACTTTTTCAGGGCCATGCTTCTGTAATAAATCTGGATGTTGTGATAATATGCGTCTTGTTATTGCTTGTGTGACTGGACTATACTGGTCTAATCCTTCAGGAATACCAACTGGATTGTTAGATTTAATACTCTCATCTTCTTGTACTGATGCATCATGGTCTAACTGGTCAGCATAATGTGCTAATGCAGGACTCTGACTACCAGTTGGTGAGTTGGCATTAGCATCTACTGCCGGACCTTCAACCAAACTATCAGCCCACTCTGCTAACTTGTTTACTTCTTTATCAACAACTGATTCAGAAACTTTCTTATGTATTCTATTCAATATTGGCATTACACTTTCAATGCGTGGGTCTAATGTCTCTTGTACAAACAATTCATTTAGATTGTTTTCTTCAGTTCCATCTTCCATTAAAGGTGGAGTCCAACTTTCAAAATAACTATTGTAACCACGCTTACCAGTCATACGGCTTAATGATTCACGTAGACTTTGATAGTGTTCTAGTCCTTCGTTAACTAATGCTTGTGCTGATTCGTTGAATTGTCCATTGCGTGTAGCACGAACAAATCCAGCCATCTTTTGATATTCTTCACAAAGATTACCAATGTGACTCCAACGGTCATCATTGACTTTACCACCTTCAGCAATATGTCTAGCATAGACACGGGCAATACCAG